CGGTGGCGCTCAAGTTCTTTGCCGATAGCGCGGGATTGAGCAGCAAGAGCGGGCCGATGGTCAACGTCAATCTCAACCAGTTCAACGGCGCGGGATCATTCGAGGATCTGATGGCGCGCGCGGAGAAGCCGAGGCAGATCGTGGAGATGAAACCGGAATGAGACTCTATCGCGCAATCTGCTCCTGGATTCAGTCGATCACGCGCATCAACAACGCGCATGCGGCGATCTTAGAGCGCCCCGATCCTAAGCCGCAGACCGAGGTGCTGGCGACGTTGCCAGAGGAGTTAACCGGCGTGCTATCGATGGCGCGGAACGATCCCCGCTTGCGCGGGAAGCTGCCGCCGCATATCCAGCGGATCTTAGAGGAAGAGGAGATGGAGTTAGAGGCGTGAAGTGGCATAAGGAATGGACTGGCTGGAAGGTCGCTCTCAATGGCGGGATCGCGGGTCAGGCAATCGCATACCCCCTCAATGAGGATGGTTCGGTTAAGCACGGATATCCATTTCTTTATTCGAGCGTAGGTCTTCCTACTTCGGCATTACAAATAGAGCGCGATGCTTCTGAACGGGATGCTCGCAGACGGCTAGAAACATATATCGACACTGCCGAAAAGTACATAGAGGCGTTCAAGAAGGAATGTACAGCCCCCGCATCATCGAACGCAACATAGAGCAGGCGGAGCGCTCGCTCGGCATCCAGCTCAAGCGCTACGACGTGGGTTTTTCGCTTGATGCGCGCGAAACGCTGGACCAACTGCGCAAAGACGACGGCACGCTTAAGCGCCCGCTGACCAAAGCCGAAACCGAGTACGCGACCAACGAATGCCTGATGTCGAAGTTCGATTTCGAGTACTGGTGTTCGCGTTACTGCACCATCGAAAAAGACGGCATGGAGGGTGGCGGATTGGGGCCGCTCGCGCTATGGGACACGCAGCGAATCCTGCTCGACAAGATCGCGCTGGCAGAGGATGAAGAGTGGACCAAGTTCGACCAGAAGCGCCCTTGTGACGGCATCCTGATCCTCACCAACAAAGCGCGGCAGTTGGGTTATACGGGCCTAGCGCGGGCGATGACCATGCACCGGGTGATCTTCTATCACGGCACCAGGGCGCTGGCCGCATCGGTTGATGAAGACAAGATCAAAGAGCCCTACGACCGCGATAAGCGGATCTACAACTGCGGCTTAGAGAAAGACGAGTACTCAAAAAAAGGCGGGTTGCCGTGGTGGATGCGGCCGACACTGGCCTACGACGTGAAGGCGGGACATTTGACTTTCCCCTTGCTTGGATCATCGGTCCTCTACCAATTCGCCACGATGGGATCGGGTTTAGGACAGGGACGGCAGTTCGATATCGGTCATTGCACAGAAGTCGCCTACTGGCCTGAGGCGGCGCTGTGGGGTTTGGATCAGGACTTCTTTCCGACGCTGCCGCAATCGCCTAAGACGTTCTGTCTGCTTGAATCGGTTTCCTGCGGGCGCTCGGGCTGGTGGTATGAGATGTCGAAGGACACCGAAAACGGCCTCAATGCCCGGTGGCGCTACTGCTTCATTCCCTGGTATGCGGAGCCCAAGAAGTACCGGCGCGATACTCCTTCGGTATGGTCGCCCGACGAGTTGACCGAAAAGCACGCCGACATGGTGTGGGAAACCTCGATCAAGTACTGCGGCAAGCGTGTCAGGCTCGACCGGGAGCAGATGTACTGGTGGGAGACGACGAGGGAAGAACACAGGCGCAAGGAACTCCTGGCGGTATTTTTCACCAACTACTGCGCCACGCCTGAAGAAGGCTTCCAGCATACGACGCCCTCGGTGCTCTCCTTGGAAGTCCTGGAGCGGGTGAGGACGGAAGCCGCCAAGAGCAAGGGTGTGCCTTATTTTTTAAGGCTCGACGGAACCAGGACCGCCGACGATGACTGGTCCAAAGGCAAAGTCCCGTCGTTCCAGATCGGCAAAGACGCTATTGTCCCGGCACATCCGTCTGAGATGGACCGGGACGGGCGCGGGATCGTGTGGATGTGGGAGCCGCCCAAGCGCGCGGCCAATTACATCATGGGGATCGACTCGACCAACGGGATTATTCCCTGGTCGAGGGAGATGCGTACGCGCGAGGACCACAGGACTGATAACGGGGCGATCTCGATTATCAGACTTCCTTCAGACCCCATTGATGGCCGCGATATCCAGGTGTGCGAGTATGCGGCCCCGATTGACCAGGAATCCTTGGGAGACGTAGCGAATCTGCTGGGTAGGATTTACGGCGGTAACTCAGAGGACGGGCAGTGCCTAACGATTACCGAGGTTCACCTGGGGATGGGACTGCCGGTGATTCGCCGGATGATGGACAAGGGGTATCTGAATCATTTCGTCTGGCAGCATATCGATAGGCTGGCGGTCCAGAACACGTCTTCCTACGGCTGGTATGCTTCGCCCACGGCAGTTAAGATCCTGTGGGAGAAATTCCGAAAGCATATGTCGCTCAACAAGTTGGCCGTGCTCTCCGGGTTTTTATCCGAAGAACTGCATGATTGCCGGTGGGATGCGCAGAAGATGACGGCGAACGCGGCGCATGGGGCGCATGATGACCGGGTGCGGGCGATATCTCTGGCGATCTGGGCGGCGCATGCCTGGGGGCAGCAGCAGCCGGAGATGATCTCGAACGCCGAGGCGGAGAAGCGCGACCGCAAGAAAGTAGACTGGCAGAGATCGACGGTGACCTGGGAGACGTGCGCCGAGGAGATGGAGGAGATGGTAGAAGGATGGTTAGATCAATGAGCGAACGTAACGATGAACTTATACATGGACCGTTTTGGCCGATAGCTAATGCGCTCGAAAGCGTGCCGGAAGGTCGCATAAACGAAGCAAGGCGAGTTTTGGGCGTTCCCCCTGTAAAATTGTCACCTATCGAGGAGCCAGACCGTTGTGGTGAGCCGCCATGGGACGGTAGGCATCAGTGGATGTTTCTAAGGCAGATGCCAGGAGGACACGGGAATATGTACGATGTATTCTACTGCCAGAAGTGCTTGGTGAAGCGGGAGATACCAGCATGAAGTGCCAATGCTGCGGGGAGCAGGCGAAAGCCCTGGTGGTATGGCTGTCGGAGCCCAGAGCGGACGGCAGCGCTGCGGTGAAGTTGCTGATCTGCACGGAATGCTCGACGCAGATAAACAGCAAAGAGCAGAGATACGCCAAGGCTAGCCAGGACGCTACCGATACCTGGCCTTCAGTTTAGATTCGCGGTCAAGCAGGCGGCCCATCTAATTTCTCCGAATCCTTGCTGCTGCGGAAAGCCCACTCGCTAAAATCTAGAGCCACCTTAGCTAAGATCGTGACGACAGGAACTAGTCCATAGCTAGTCTTTTCTTCTACTTTACCCAATGCAATGGCGATTGCAAGGAGTAGGAGAGCGAGGACAATGACGGAGCCTAAAATAAATCTGTAGCGATCCACTTGACAGGCAGTGTACACTAAATTTGCACATCCGATACTTGGGGCGTTGCTGCGAGGCACGCCCCGCTCGGATGGCCGAGCAGTAGTGGATGCGTTTTAACACGTACATCACGAAGATACCAGCAGGAATCAGCGAAGAAGACCTGCGCTACTTCCTCAAGAACAATCTGGCTCCCTCCTGTGAGGTTGAGCCAGTTCACGATCTCTTAGGTAATTTACTTTCTCCAGGATTAAGTCCCGAGTTCCGCACTGAGTCACCCGTGACGGTGCGCGAGCGCTTGGGCTCGGGAGGCATCCCGACAGCACCACCCATCCCCTGCAAGAACAAACCGGAAGCGAAGGACGAACCAACGTGAAGCCCCGGCAAGCGAGCAGATCAGGGATACCGGCAGCGTAAGCACGGCCCCTCCCCACAAGGAGGGCTGGGTTATGTGCATCAAGGCCGTGGGAAAGAACCTACGGAGATAGGGCAAAGTGTCTTTCCTTGCTGCCGCAGGCAATGAGTGAGCGCGAATGCGCGAGCGAACTTCTCGCTTCCGTAGTACAATCTACCCCAAGAGGCGACCTGCCCGAACCTTCCTCCGACGGTTCGCTCATACCCATGTTTTCCATATCAGGCCGCCTCGCCAAACTTTTCCAAAATCCCAATTTCAAAATTTTGTAGTACGCGAGCACCGCTGACCGCAGGCGATTTTCAAAATTTTAGAATACCTGGGCGGAATCAAGCGCTCCGCAGCACCCCTCCGGGGCCACCCCTTGGACAACTCGAGCCGGACATCGCTGACATCGTGGATTTGGAGCAGCTGGTGCTCGATGTGACACATTGTACGTTATCGGAAGTGACTCGATGCTGATTCGGTGGGAGTTAGCTTGCTTTGCAGAGCAAAGGAAGCGTTATGTGCTACTGCCTGGCTCAGATTTAGGCTCTGGAACCACCACAACGCGGTTTATGGGCATACCCGCTGTATAGCGTTCTAGCGCGATCTGTGGCATCGGATCGCCTAACCCTAGCCGACCTAGGGCAGCTATGCGGCGCTTGCGTGTGCGCCGTCTAGCATGCACCAGCGGGGCATCCTGCGAAGGCAAGCTATAGTCATTAGGGGTTGAGTGTGGACCGGGCGGCAGCAAGAAAACAGTCAGTCCGATCAATACAACCTGGTCGCAGTCGGGGCAGCGCTTCATCCCCTGTGTATGAGTAAGCCGGTGGGCGATCAATACTCTGCCGCATCCTGGGCATGTGACGTGCGCGCTAACGCATTGACCGCGCGGGTGTAATAGCTCTTGGCTATTCGATGCGTGTGGAACAGGTGCAGGACAGGCACTCACTGTGCGCCATCTTAGACCGTTCCGCGTTCCACATGCAAGCGATGAATTTATATTCTCTGTATCCTCAACCACTTGCATGTTAGCAGAGTGAATACCTATTGACAGCTAGACCACCGCTGCTGTAAGATTGGGTTATGGAAAACACAAACGCAACGCAATATTACGAGAATCCATATCAACCGCGCGTCAAGTTCGAGAATGGCGCGTGGTACGTGCTAACCGTGAACGGATGGCGGTTGGCGGACCGTAGAGAATCAGAGCGTTTTGACGTTCTGGATCGCCACTTTGGAGCGTAGTAGCAGCCTAACAGGAGAACCCATGAGCACACCACTAATTGGATTGCGTAGTTCAGATTTGTCCCCGTTTCCGCTCTATGAGCATGAGCTTCTTTCATGGTCCATCGGGCTTTACATGACATGGAGCGAGGAACAAGCGGGCTATCCTCGCGCCAAGGCGGTTATTGCTGCTATGCGCGAACATCGTCCTGAGCAACTAGAGCGCGAACGCTGCGAAATGGTCAAGGCTTCATTCAATCGCCTGTTTGGACATAACGCCAAGAAAGAACTGGACTTGATCGAGGATAGGAGCTAACCCCATGAGCACACCACAACCGCAATTTGAGATCGGCCAAAAAGTAACTGCCATCAGTTTCACTAATTGCTTCGGCAAGCCAGTTCCCGCGACTCCAGGCTTAACGGTTGAGCATATTAGGCTAGTCACGCCCACCGCTAACGACGATATGAATCCGTACTATCGCATCAAGGCTGTTCCCGCAAGCGGTTTCGGCTATGTCGAAGGCGCAGAACGCTTCTTTGAGGCCTCTTTATGATCCGCACAAACGTCAATCCTCGCTTGGCTTGCCTGTTCAAAGCCTATAGCGCCATGCCCAATCAGGGCGCAGTACTCCAAGCGCTACCTGATGGCAGAGTCAGCGATGGTTATTCCGTCCTGGTCACATTCAAAAGCAAGTCTTCAGCCTGCCGGCAGTTACGCAATGCCGGCTTTCTACCACTTCGTAGCGGTCAAGGCTGGAAGATTTACCCCGCTGCCAATGCAGCCAATGAGAGGAGCTAACCCCATGAGCACACAAACATCACCCGCGTCCAAGACTTGCAGCTTTGCCCCCCATAGCGGCACATACGGCCACGAATGCGGCGCTCCCGCTGTCATGATCGCAGTGCAAGGCGGCTCGAAGCTCACGCATTCCGGCCTGTTCTACACTGGCCGCTGCGCTAAATGCGCGCAAATCAAGGGCGGAGAGAATGCCCGCACGCTTCGTCTTGAGCCTATCACTGATCAGGTAAACGACTGGAACGGAAGGTATAACTAGCCATGGAAGAACTCACTCGTTGTATTAGTTGCGCCGCGATGCTGCCCAATTCTACTTGGGCAAGCGATAACTGGATATGTAGATTTTGCGGATGGGAGTATCGCACCCCATCCGAGGAAGAATTGCAAGAACCAGCAAAGGACTAGCTATGAGCACACAAAACATGAGCACGATTGAAGTAATTGAAAACAAGACCATGTTTGGTAAGCGCGATCCGCGTAAGCCATTCAAGGCAGTCCTGAAAGGCGAAACCATCGCCTACGGTCAGAGCAAGTCTGACTGCAAGGCGAACGCGCAAGCCAATCTTGAGGAAGCTTACATCGCCATGCAAGCGCCTTTGGTGATTCGCTTGGCCAAAGACGGTACAACATTCTGCGCGCGCTGGATCGGCGAGAAGCAAATGGAGTATTGGATTCAGCATCCCGATGGAAGCGGAAGCGGCTGCGTCGGCAATTGCGAAACCAGTCTTCAGCGCTACATGGATCGCATCGTAGAAGACTACAACGCAGTCACGGAGGTGGCGGCATGATTACCAAGCCACTACCAAAGGCGAAGATGGCTGAGGATATGGGCGCCATGGCTGGATTGCGCCACGCCGAGCTAATTAATGCCCGCATCGCGGGCGGAGCTTCGATCCTCTATGATCCTTGGCAAGCTGCACGCGATGAAGCGAAAATCGGCGTTCGCAAGTTTACCCGCTTGGCCGATAAGATCGCCTATGAGCACTGCTTCATGGCGACGTTCCGCGAAAACTTCACATTGGGGGATGGACGATGAGTGACAAACTGCCGTCCGACAAATTCATGCGTGGATTGCTTGCCGATACGTTCATGACGGATCGCGTACATATCACGCTAAGTGGTAGAAATAGCGAGCCATTAGGGATTCGCGCGGTATATGCCGATGAAAAGCAGATTGGCGTAGTCCGTCAGTCTCCCGATGGCGAATGGATCGCGGACGATATGGCCGGACACTGCCATGGAGTCAACTACACTTCGGACTGGAACGCAGCCAAACAGCTTGCGCTATCGCTAGGCATGGGAAAGTAACGATGGATGTTTTGCCCTAATCGTGAGGGACATATGAGCAAAAACGAAGCAGCAGTAGCCCTGGGCCGCTTGCGTGCCGCTAAGGGCGATCTAGCCGCAGTCGGCTCACTCGGTGGCCTTGCAGCGCGCGGTAAGCCCAGGAAACGGCAACCTGCGCCCCGTTGCGAATGCGGGAAGATGACAGCGGCACGGGCAGAAAAGCGCGGGCACAAGTGCGCATCGGAACAATAGCAATACAAACCATAGAGGAGATTGATGATATGTTGATTCCCGGCAAGTATCACGTAATGGTCACTCCTGAGGATATCGCCAACGGCGTGCGCGATGATGCCGGCGCTTGTCCAATCGCGTTAGCGCTCCTGCGCATCCCCGGAATCGAGAGCGTCGAAGTGGAATCGTCGCGGCCCACTATAGAAGCAGGAATGCCACAATGGGACGCGCGCTGTGTACCAACCCAAACGGTGGATGATTTCATCCAGCAATTCGATTTGGAGATGCCCGTACAGCCTTTTGAGTTTGATCTACAACTGGAGTACCGCGAATATGACCCTGACTGATGTTGGTGAGTTGTTCCTCCGCGCTGGCCTCTGCTCCCTCACCGTCAGCACCCTTGCCTGGGCCTTCCAGTTCAACGCGAAGCACATGAAGCGGCATCGCCGCTGGTGGATGTAGCCATGAGCAACGCCGGCGCGAATCACATGAAGCAAGCCAGGCGAGCCCGCATCAGGCGCGCTAAGTCCCTCCACCAGTGGCGCCTCATCAGCCTGTACCTCGATCGCTGGAATATCCGCCACGGCAGGCGCTAGAACGGCGCAGGATCGTCCGCTTCCGCCTGGGGTATCACAAGCCCAGGCAGTTGCCCGCGAGCGCAGGAGCAGCGCGCATAGCCCAGCAATGCGGAAGGATCTGGCGAATCCGCATCTATGATCGATGGATTAACCACCGGCATAATTCCCGTATCCCCGCATAGTTCGCAGGCGATTTTTCGCTGGACGTTCGCTGGACGTTCGCTGGACGCTGGACACTCATCCTCAAAGCGCCGCCCATTCAACCACGTAGAAGCGTGTGGAATGAACGAATTATCCTGTCTCATCATCCCCGCAAGCTGGCATTTGAGCGCCGCGATTATCTCATCCTTGATCGCCTCGCTAGTCGCTGCCTTCTTCCATGCTTTGAGCGCCGCGGCCTTCCCTACATGGCGCGGGTAAAGAGCCCACCATTCATTAAACCAGCGCATCACCTCATTCTCTGGCGCGGTTGTCTCCTCGATTAGTTGCCCGCAATGAGGACACTTCTTCATCGGGACGCCTCCCGGTAATTGAATACCGCGAACTCGCCAAAGTGCTCAAGGGCTGCGAAGTTATACGCAGTTGCGGCATCGGCTTCATCGGCAAACAGGCCCAGGTACATATTGGCCTCCGGCGTCTTAATGTGCACTTGCCACTTCTTTCCGCCAGCGTGCCAGGATACGCCCTTATACTTCGACGATCCGCGATACTTGCGCTTGTTAGCGCCATTCTGAGATTGCGTGCACTCGCGCAGGTTTTCGCGTTGATTATTGAGCCCGTCTCCGTCCTTGTGATCAATGTTCCTAGAACATCCCAAGATGAACCGATGCATATAGATACACTTATTGCGATGGTTGCGGCAGGCATAAACAACGTCAGGCCGAGTCTTTCTTTTTGAGATCATCGACTTCCACTTGAAAGCGTTGACTCTCTCAAAATCGGCGTCATCTACTAGAACTACAAAACCTCTTGAGATGTTGATTGTCCTCATAGCGATTTACCACAATGCGGGCAGTGGGTCATTTTAACCCCTCTAGTTTCACTATGATATGCAGATCCGGCCCCATTCTTTCCATGCTGACCTGCTGCATCACTCGCAGCGCCACACCCGCCGTAATTTCGCTCAACTTCGCGGCGATTTTATTCTGAGCATCGGCAATACATTCAGAAACAGCAGCCTCGGTAGCTTCGGTAATCGCTTGCTTGATCGCGTTCATGAAGCGTTCATCAGAACTTTCAGCTTGCATTTAACTCCTTTCTTTTCAATCTCACCCTAGATCCCCATACGGTTTTGGGCGTGGAGAATCGCTAAATGTGGGCTGAAGAATTTGGTCTACCATCCGGCCACTTTCCTTTTGGCTGTCGATCCAATCCAGTAACCGATCCACTGCGGTATCGCTCAGGGCCACTAAGACCACTGATCTTTTGTTACCTTTGCGCGATGCCATCAAAACTCTGTACTGATCGATGTCGCACTCGGCTATATGTTCCGCAAGTTGCTTTGCTAGTACTGTCGCTGTGGTTTGTTGATCTTTCGTCATGCTCCCCTCTTTCCAGTGGTGAACTAGCTTCGAGCATAGGACCTGAGTACCACGCTTTTCACGTGATACTTTCTCAGGTCTTTCCAGCGGAGCCACTGAGCCCGTCGCCTTAGCTCTTTTCTCCCAGATCCAGGTGTAGCGTCTCGAAAGACGCCGGTCCTAACGATCATCCAGGAACCCTCATCCCCTCTTACGGTTCACACCACTAGGCGGCTATCCCGCCGTTTATTACGTGGCGGGGATGCAATTACGCGAGCAGGGCCGTCGTAAACCGCTGCACCTCACGGCACAGGGCACGAACATAGAAGCTCTTGGAGGGTTCTGGGAAGCGCCTACAGGCGCGGTGATTAACATACTGCCCCGCAAAGGCTGGGGAGGGTGTTTGCGGCACCGCTCCCCCAAACATGTTTCGTACCCTTTCATCATAACACAAAAACTGGCGGAACGATAGTCCTACCGGGCATCGTTGGCATCCGCTGCATGATACTGTTTCAATCACCGTGTCTCACCAGTTGCCGCCCCCAGGCTCTCCACCTCGGGACTCGGTACGCGATCACCGCCGCGCCAGTTCATCACTTCACGAAAATACTAGCCGCATCCGGCAAAAAAGTTTGTTGTGCATACTTCGGATTGCAAATCTCCCACAGCACTGCCCGTCGGCCGCTCCTAGTCAGCGCCTTACGTCCCGAATCCCTAAGATGCCCGCTATCTACCAGTTCCCCGCGCCGCGGTCTCTGGGTGCTCGGATTCATCTGAAGCGCCTCCTGCTGCATCTCGTCGGTTGCGCAGCGCACTAACTTCATATAATCCAGTATCTTGCGCCTCTGCGTACCGGCTTGTGGCTCAGCGCGCTCGGCAGCTTCCCGCGATGTTTCACTATGCGCCTGGTATTTCATGCCGGCTTACGCTCCCAATTTAGAGCCACTTCAACCTCCCTCGGGCCCAGTCTGCGGATTACCACTTCCTTGCGCCTACGGCGCTCCTGGTTGTCCTGCCATCGCTCCTCCATTCTGCAAGACAGGCATATTTCAAAGCGTCCGTAGACTCTGCGAATCTGGCACAGCTTGCACAATACGGTCATGCTCCCATCTCCGGAGTGTTGAATTTGGCAAACTCCCCGAACAGTTCATGGACGCGTAGATTATAGGCTGTGGCGGCGTCCACCTCGTCAGCAAATAGTCCCAGGCTTTCCGCCTTTCCATGCTTCTGAATCTGAGCCCACCATTTTGATTCGGATGACTTCCATGAAACCCCTCGAAACCTGGAACTAGCACCTTTCCGCTTCCTTGCGTTAGCGTTGTTCTGTGTTCCCGTAGCCGGCCTCAAGTTAGACTTCTGGTTGTTTAAGCCATTATTGTCCCTGTGGTCCGCACCACGAACTCCAGTGATGAACGTGTGCATAAAAATGCGCTGCCTCTTAGATCCATCCCTCGGGAGGTTCCTAGCGGCGTATGTTACCCAGTGGTTCCTAGAAAATGCGTGCCACTTGAATGCGTTTACGCGCTCGAAATCCTCATCATCCACCAGTGCCACTAACCCCTGCGTAAGCTGTATTTCTTTCATAGGCAGTCCCGGAAACGCCCATAAACGCGCCGTATCTGGCAAATGCGGCATAGTACGATCATGCGGCTGGCTCCAGCGTTACGATGATACGGGGGTTATCGGCATCCTTGAGCATGCGCGATCCATCCCAGGACACGATTAGCTTATCGTTTGTAAGCACCCCGGCGTTCTCCAGCGTGTCGGCCAAGGCCTGGTAGTACCCTACAGCGTCCCCAGTCAGCGCTTCCCTGAAGAACAGCGCACGGCAGTTTACGGGGTAGGCTATCACCGGAGGATTAGCCCGCCTCAGCGCCCATACCGCGAGCTTGTTCCACGCTGTATAGGCTTCGCTTGGCACGTTGAAGATTCGCTTGCCCCGCATAATCCTGCGCCCATGATTCTTCTTGGTGCGCGGCGCCCCGGGGATTACGAAACTTACAGCCATAGCGCACGCTCCAGCCATCCCAGCATTCTCGGCCACCACGGCAGCTTAGGCGGCTGCGGCGTCAGCAGCAGCTTCAGTGACTGGCAGCGGCTGTTGGGCAGAAGGTGATCTACAGGAAATGCCTTCATGCGTTGTTCTCTTTCAGCCAAAGCTCCGCCGCCTGCTTCATCACCGCTTCGAGTTTAAGGCCGCTTTCCTGAGCCGCAGCCTTTAGGCGCTTCAGGACCGATACAGGTAGCCGCGTTGTAACCGGCTTGATCTTTTCCATGTAATAGATCCTAGCACAGGAAGAAAACTATTGCAAATGTTTTTATTCGTGCTATCCTTGGGCATGGAACAAACACCCTCTTGCGATAAATGCGGTGGCCCTACTTCCTGCGGCTACGAGCTTCGCTATTACGGCGAAGCTGACCCGCAGACTGGTTACCGAGATCAGGAACGCATCTGCAACCGCTGCTTGGATGAAGCGGAGGCAGACGCCGAAGATTACTCAGATTGGATGAGTGACATGGCCTACGATCTGAGCGTGGAGGGATAGCATGACCGAGGACGCCCTGTACGCCGAGACGCTAGGCGCGCTCGATCTGCTGGAACTGGTGCTATACGTGGATTCCGTGACGGACGAACAGGGGCGTGCTCTTCTGCCATTGGGCACGCCCATTCTTCGAGGAGGGGATGATGAGCAGTAACGCATTGACGGTAGTACCGCAGTACCAAGACCCGCAGATGCTTGAGACGATCAAGCAGACCGTCTGCAAGGGCGCAACCGAAGCGCAGTTCCGCATGTTCATTGAGGTGTGTAAAGCCACGGGACTTAACCCCTTCCTGAAGGAGATTTACTACGCTCCGCAGATCGGCGTGATGGCCTCCCGTGACGGATACCTACGCAAGGCCAACGATCACCCGCAGTTCGATGGCATGGAAACGCGGGTAGAGCGCGACGATAAGAACATCCCCATCAAGGCTGTATGCTCGGTATGGCGCAAGGATCGCGGGCATCCAGTCATCTGTGAGGCTTACTACTCCGAATATAAGAAAGCCTCTCAGGTGTGGCAGCAGTATCCCTCCGCCATGATCGCTAAGGTTGCCGAAGTGCTAGCGCTTAAGCGCAGCTTCGCTATCAACGGCGTTGTCACTGAGGAGGAGGTGGGCGAACAGGGCAGCAAGGAAGCGCAGAAAGCATACCTCGCAGAGAAGGGGCTTGAGCCTTACGCTCCGGGGCAGCGAGTTAATCCCTCCGCAGAGCGAGCGGCAGCGGAGTCCCGCGACGTGCGCAACGCATCCCCGAGCATTCAGGCCCTAATCATCGAAGGCGCTAAGATGCTCGATGAACCGCCGCAAATACGCGAAGCGATTCCGCGCGAGGATATGCCGACGTTGAGAGAAACGGCGCGTTCTATCGAGATTCGCCAGTCAGCTAAGGATAAAGAGGCGCAGGCAATCCTGGACGAGGCGCAGCGCGATCAGCAGGCCAAGGCGGGCAAGTCGGGCGCGCACGGCATCATCTCTCTTTCTAAGTTGAAGGAGTGGAAGCAGATGAAGGACGATATCCGCTCCTATACGGGGACGGATGAAATCTACAAGTCCACGCTCAAAGCTAAAGGTTACGAGCACTGCAATGAAATACAGACCAAAGAGCACGCAATCTCTATCTGGCGAGTTCTAGGCGCAGAGCGTAACCGCCTCAAGCAGGAGAAAGAGAATATGGATGTTCTAGCGCATGCTGCTGAGGTGATCGGACAACGCGCATTCTCGGACTGTTTGGGCGTGCATGGCGCAGAAAGCCTCCAGGATGCGCTGAACCTTTCTGGTGACGCATGGGCGGCGCTGCTCGCAGAGTTGAAGGAACTGGTAGACCAACGAAAGGGGCAGGCGTAAATGCAGATATTAGCCAGCATCGGATTGGCCGTTCTCATGATCGGGGGTATAGCAATTATAGGAATACCGCTTGCCCTTATGAGAGGCTGGGCTCTTTCTGTCCTGTGGGGATGGTTTATGGTTCCCCTGTTCCATCTTCCGCCTTTAGCTATTGCGCAAGCGATAGGCGTCGGGCTGGTAGTTACTACATTCTCTCCTCCCGGTGGAGGAGATTGCCAAAAGTCCAAGGATTACAAATGGTACAACCCATTACTATACGGCTTCATCGGCCCACTGTTGGGCGTAGGCATGGGCTATATCGTAAAGGGCTGGCTATGATGGCCCTCGGCATTGCCCTGATCGTTCTCGCCTGCTGGGGCGTAGCTGGCGAATATGCGCAGAAGCGCGGCTGGCTACGATGAGCACAGACGCATCCGCGCCCAAGCGTGAGCCGGTGGACGTGCAGAGATTGCGGGACGAATGGTTCGCCACCAATCGCCCAGGAGAGTTTTGCTATCTGGCGCATAAGCGGGATCTTGCGGCGTGCCTGGATGAGATAGAAAAGTTGCGGGCCATGCTGCGAGCCTTCATTGATCTAGACGACGGGGATGAGCAGTTCGCATGGAAGCATGAGGAATTATTCAACAGAGCACGCGCCGCGATGCGTGGGGAGCCAAAGGAGGGGATGTGAGCGAAGGTGATCCAGATTTTGAGTATCGGATGAAGTCCGAAGGCACGCCACTGTCACGGGTGTACGCGGATCACGTCTCGGAATTGCAGCGCCAGCTTGCGGAATTGCGTAACGAGCGGGACGCGCTGCGGGCGGCGCTGAAGGATTTGCTTGCGTGCTACGACTACCAGACCGAAAGCAAGTATTGCGTTTGCGGCAGCAACGATCTAGGAGGGCACTCGATGGCCTGCAAGGTCCAGATGAGGGCGCAAGACGCCGCCCACGTCGCGCTGCGTGGGCAGCCAAAAGAGGGGATGTGAGCCAAGATATTGAGCGTACTACGTTCCCACTGTGCGTTTGTGGAGACGCTTTCATACGGCACCACATTGGGGAACTAGGATACGAATGCGAAGACTGCACTTGTGGATGCTTCACGACGGGTGCAGCAGGCGAGGGAGGCGAGAAACAAAAAACAATGATGTACGACGAAGAATCCGCACGCGATGAAATGCTGGAGGATATCAACAATCGAGTGGATGCGAAGCGCGCCAAGGCCGCATGTCCAACGTGCAACAACGAACGATTTCTGTGTTCCTCGACTAAGCAGACATGGGGAGAATGCCGCTGCGGAAATTGCGAACGCGGACCATCCACGAAAATACCATGCCCGCAATGCTCAAAGGAGGAAGCGGAAGGGCCACGCGCGGATAAGTGGTCCTGGGTCCGGGACGCTATTGCCCCACCACCAGACGACGTGTGCCCCGTCAGCCCGCAGGAGTTGCGCGATTTGGCCATGAAGCACTGCGTGGATTACGCCGAATCTCAGAAGTTGCTTACTATGGCGCGATGGCTAGAACGGGGGCGCGTATGACGGATACGGGTTGGCGTCCGATTGAAACTTGCCCTAGCGACGGCACCAAGGTTCTGCTTGGTTGGCCAGGAATAATCAACATGGGACGGCGAGACACGCGGGGATTCTACGCGATCAACTCGGCTATATACTTTAGGCCCGAGCAGCCGACGCACTGGATGCCGCTACCCGAACCACCACGGGACCCGCAGACGACTGCTGAAGGCTCACTACAATCCGCTGGAAGCAACGCAGCGGACGCAGCAGCGCAGGCAGAGCGGGGCGAATGATCCACTACCTATTCGGTATTAGCGTGCTGACGCCGGTTAAGATCGCGTGGATTGCGATAACGCTGGCGAACGTGGCGCTGATGCTTTGTATCGGCTTGCGCAATAGGACGCCGCTAGCATTCGGGGCCTACATGCTGATGATGGGAGCATGCTCGATCCTCCAAGGATCGGCTGCTTGGAACCCCGTCCTAGAAGGAATGCTGGTGGTATGGACGATTCCGTGGATCTGGTCGATGATTCCCACGGATCGATATGGGCGCATATTCGTATTGTCGATTGGCATGCTGATCTCTGCGGCGCTGATGTTTGCTCTGCCGCCTCCGTGGCCTCATTACGACCGAACGATGTATTTCGTGCGTTTGTACAGCACCGCCGTATTTATGGGCGTTGCATTAGCGACATGCCTGATTCAAAAGATCAACCGTTCTACGCTGATCGCCGTTCCATGGTTCGGCGCGGTTCTTCTGGCAAGCACTCAAAGAGGGTTAGATCGATGGGTGGTGGCTATCTGGACCAACCTGATATGGATGTGCTGCCTAGTCTGCTGGCTGGCTATCTTGCGCCAAGATACCGTTCGAGGTATTCGAGGCGGCGCTCTAGTTCCCGATAGCGTTCCTCCGCTTCTCGATCCTCACGAATAATCCTGCGAACATCAGCAGGCGACGTTCCTCCACGCTGGTTATCCCGCTTCATCTTTGCAATCCACGCGCCTAAGGTAGCCACGATACCCACAAGAATGCCTATTACCTGCTGATACGTAGAGGTCTGGCTGGGGTCTTGTGTTTCAAGCACAGGGCTATCCATAGTTACAGTGACGCATATCCTCGTATCGTTTCATTAGCCTGGATAGGGTGGCCCGCATGGATCGCTGGTCACAATCCCTAAGTCCCGCCAGTAGACGCGCCCGTTGCGCTCTACCTTGCCGGGATGGAACGGCCCAGCAGGATCAAGAATCGAGACGGAGACATTGACGTACCTGCCGTCCGCGCTCTGTCCCTTGTCTTTCTTGTCGGTGGGATCTTTCGGGATATTGACGGCGTGCATGATCGCAGATTTGAGATCGCCGTTTTCTTCCCGGTATGGAACCCACTGAGTAGCCAGGGGCGGCTGTCCTGCTTGTGCCACTGGCGGCTTAGGTGTGTAGTCGGCCATTGAGTTTGCTCCCTCACTGACAAGTTACTGATCCCGTGGAACCCACCACCAAAGTACAGCCAGTACCATCCGGCTTTACCAGCACCACCTTGCTAGGCTGTCCTGGCGTTCCCGTGGTCACGCTCTTTACGGCTATGCCGCCATCGGCGGTTACAGTGATAGGCAATACTGGCGCCGCTGGACCCGCAGGCCCCTGTGGACCCTGGATGCCCTGTACTCCCTGTACGCCCTGCGGTCCCGCTGGTCCGGCTGGGCCAGGAGGCCCCTGCGGTCCAGGAGGGCCTGCTACGCCGCTCGCGCGCAACATAGGGGGACTGCTGAGGATGATGGTCAGAGAGGGATCTAGCGTCGCCTGCTGCCAGCCCCTGCCAGGAACGGCCACCATAACGCCCTGGTAGTTCTGGCTGACAATCTGCGACAGTTGGATGGTCTGCGCTGCGCCCAGTACTAGGCAGGCGGCGAGGAACGCCCAAGCAAGGCGGTTCATGCTTGCGCCCTCAGTAGTTGCCGGATCAGGCGTTCATACCAGCGCGGCCCTCGCGTGAAGGCTGATAGGGAGCGCACATACATCGATGGCTTGTGTCTCATTTGGGTGGATGCGCTGCCTGGTCTGCCGCGATCATGGCAAGCGTGGCATCGTCGGTACTAACTGCCGCCTGCCCGAGCGCCGCGATGAAAGCGGCCTGCGCTGCTGGATCAGCCAGTGCGGGATGCTTGGCAAAGAGCGCCTTGAAGTCGGCAATAAGGCCGGGAACCATCGGCTCAAGCTGAAGGAGAAGCGTTAACCATACCATTAGGGTGCCACCTGTGTTTTGATTTGGTTCACCAGCGTCATAATCTGTGCCACTACTGCCTGCGCCGCAGGGTCAATCGTGGTCGCAAGAGTGGGGGCGGTTACGGTTCCCAGCAGCGTCAGGATCTCGGCTTTCTGCTGCGCCCATGGCTCGGACTTGGCTAGGATCACCCCAATGCTTTTATCGGTGGTAGCAACGAAGCCCAACCAGTTCTCTATGGTGGTGGTGTTAGCCTGCGATAGCTTACCCTGATCGCGCAATGCGATAATCGTTCTGACTCCGGCCTGATCCGTATCCGCTATGGTCTTGGTGGTGATAGCTACCGTCGATTGCGGCGAGTTGACTGGTTGAGGAGTAGACGCTGAAGGAGGGTTACCGCAGCCAGCCAGCGCGAGTACAGCCACAAGCGCATAGAGTCTCATACGCCGCTCGCCTTAGCGTTGTTGTACCACGCCACCACTTCAGGCGGAGCATCGCCAGAGAGCGGCTTATCAAGCCACCCGCCATAGGTGTTCTTGTAGGCCGTGTTACCGGCCTGGATGGCGATGATTTTATCGAGCGCATCCAACTGCCAGGAGTTGTACTTGAACGACGCTAGGTTGTCCTCCAGGCGCGTATTAAACTGCGCGGTGGTATCAGGCGGCGTCTGCCCGAAATAGCCTCCGTCTGTGCGCGTATGCGGGGCGCAGGCAGTCGTCAGCACATTCTGCACGATGTCACGTACTTGCGGGTTCATGCGAACAATCCTTTCATGTCTACGCCTCCCTCGTGTTGATAGTGGAAGCCGATAACCTTCTTTTTTGTAGGCGGATCGAGCGATTCCCAGACGAACTTAGGCATCGCAATATAGGTCCAGCGCTGGCCCCCGCGAAGCGTGTAATAGCCGACATTGTCAATTACGCGAATCGTGAGTTGGATGGGATCGCCTAACAGCTTGGCGGTATAGTAAGTCACTGGTCCAGTACTTCCAGGAACAGAAAACGGATCTCCCTGTTCATAATCCGTCCCGAGCACTAGACCGCCCTGCTTCGCCATGTCGGTAGTTATAGCAGCCGGATTATTCATTCGGTCTGTGCGAAAGCTCATTCTTTACCGTCTGTAGAAGTACGGACCAGGGGAGCCTCCGCCCAGCAATCCCACCAGCAAGTACAAACACCATATTGCCACCACGACGATGACAATAACGCGAATAAATTTGGAGATGGTCGGGTCAATCGGAAACTGCCCCAGCGCCCAAAGCAAAATACCCACGATCACCAAAGCAACCAAAATGCCGATCAGCGGTGCAGGAAACATGGTCCCTCCTTATTTATCAGGTACCTGCGGAGGTAGTGCATGTGGAGGTCCACTGGTTTATTGCCCACTCTTTGGTCCTTGCTCGCTAGCGGCTACCACCGCACCGGCAGGTACCACTACCCTAGCGGGAACTCCTTCGGTCACGGCGGCAACATCCCTAGCCGGAGTCTGTACGATTCCCTTGTAGATAAGCCACTGAAACGCATACGACTTAGTTGTGTCTCCCGCCGCGTGCAGGATATTAATGAGGTGCAGGTTGGTGAGCGTTAGGGTGCCAGTACCAGCATCCCAAGTGTAATGCAGCCCTGCTGCCGTAACGAACGCAGCACACCATCCCACGATCCGGTTTACCGTGGATGAATGCTGATTCACGAATGGAATCCATTTCGTATTCTTGACCCACTGAATCAGGGCCACCGTGATTGCCGAAGTAGTGATGAGTCCCGGCAGCTCGGTCGATACCGGCATCACGTCGGCTACGGCTTGCATCATTTATGCGCTCCCGTCGTTAAACAGATTAAACGCCATAGGCTATTTCTCTTCTACTGCCGCGCCTACTTCACCAAAAACCTCAGAGTCAGTTCCACAATCACGGTGATTGTGGTTACTAGCGCACCAACGGCCCAAATCCTGCCATCCAGGTTAGACTTTGCCTGCTCTAGGGACTTTATCCTTCCATCCATAGCTTCTCGTAGTGAGCCATGCTCTCGGTCATATAGGTCCCGCCTTACGAACTCTCCGCGTTCGCTCGATATCTGCTCGCGGATTTTGTTCATCTCGTCAAGCCGCCTATTGATCTCAAGTCGTGCGATACGAAGGGCTTCTGAGTCCGCCAAATGCAAAGCGTCATGGCTCCGTATCCATGCTTCCCGGAGTTCTCTTTCATGGCGAATAAGGGCCTTGCAGTCGCAATCATTGTCCATCGAATCACTGGAGTACGAATCCCCCTGAGCCCGTGAACTGACCAGTAATGGTAGTGCTTCCGATGTTTACTGGAGGTGTCGGAGCGCTCCCGCCGAGAGCCGCTAATAGCGCTGTCCAATCTACGCCCGGATCGGTTCCGCCCGTTCCTGCCCCTTTGTACGGAGACGTGACAGCAAGACTGTAAACCTGCCCTGCTAGATCCGTAAATCCGATCTGGGATGTATTGGTAGGGATTGGGGCCAGGACGCTACCCGTGCCCCATATATTCGTGCCGTATCCCACCGCTTGCGTGTCTGTCATGACGTTGTTCTGGAATACGCCAGAGGGGTAGCAGGTCGCTAGCGTAAACGGCGTCAACTGGCACTGCATTCCATAGCTCATGTAGTTGGCGATGTTATTAGAGAACGTCCAGTTTGTGGTGGGAGCGAGAGAACTCACCACAGCGTTGTAGTCGAACCCGCCAACGGTATTGATCCCCGTGTTATGCGTCACGCTCCAGCTATCGCCTGCCGCCGACCTTACGCCTAGAAGATTCTGAACATTTGCACCAAAGAAGTTGTTGGTGATGATGAAGTTGTTAGACGGGCTGACCGTGTGCAGGTCTTCGTGGTCGATAAACAGAAGGGCGGAGCGCTTACAGGGGGCAGAGTCTTGGCTTATCCAGTTGCTCTGAATAGTTACGTTGCGAGTAGTAGTCCATGGAGCCGTGCCGTTCTGATTAGCGGGGGTCAGGGCTGCGGTTGCAGGATAGCCAAGGTAGTAGTTCCCCAAGACGGTAAAATTGTCTACGTTTTTGATCTCGAAGTTCCCCTTGGGGCAGTTTGCGTTCTGCGAAAACACATCGGCGGCAAAGGCCGGGTCGATATAGAACGTGTTCCCTTGAAGCGTAACGTCATGCACCGTACCCTGCGTCCCGAAGTTCCACGCCGCCACCTGTGGAGTATGCAGGAGCTTGTCATGGCTATTGGGTGTGTAGTTTACCGTGCTGCCCACAACGGAGGAAACCATGGCCGTCTGGTACAAAACAAAGCTGTAAGTTCCATCGACAGGATGGGTTGAGGACTGCACCCAATTGAAAGAGCAAATGTTTCCTGAGATGGTCTTGCACTGTAGCAGCCTTGAGGGGGCCGCATCCACGATCTCTATGCTGGCACTCAATCCATCCTGCCCAATATCGGCGCTGGTCATCGTAGGTCCAGAAAGGATCGTCATCGATCCCTGATTGCCCGCGCTTACGATACTGGCTGTTCCTTGAACCCCAAACCGAATCACTACTCCGCTTGAAACTCCGGTCACGTTTGAGAACACCGCCGAAGTGGTGGATGCGCTCGATAGCGTAGCCGAGTTCTGCGGGGCTGTATCGCCACCTCCGAAGAACACACCGTTCCACCACACGCTGATGTAGTTAAATCTCTCAGTGATGTTCGATCCCTGGATCGACAGGATGGACGTAGTGTCCATCGTTGTGTGGTTGTTCCCGATCCCTGGAGCCGTGGGATAGTAATAGCCGATAACGTAGATATAGTTGCACTCCTTGAGGAGCGTGTCCCCGTCGAACCAAGTATCCCGCTGGATCGTGCGATTCCAGTTCGTTCCGGTTTCCTTCTGGTGAATGTAGTTTCTCCTGATGGTGAGATGGCCCGCGCCAGCCCCGCTCGTCCCATCGATCTCGGCATTGACCACTGCGGTATTGGCGGCGTTGTCGGTCAACTCCACTCCATCGATCACCCAATAGTTAGCGCCCGGAGCTAGTTCTATAGCCGCGCCGATGGTTCCCCCTCCGAGCGTCCTGATGCGAGGCATGTTCGACGCATCTGACGGGTTGACGTGGCTCGTTGGAACCGTGCATGCCGGGAGCATCGCTGCGGCGCTGCTGGTGATTGTGGTAGGGGACGGAGCCGTACAGCTATGGTTCGGCAGCAGGAACGTGCCATCCCATGTCGCTCCAGCGTCGAGGATAAGGTTGTCCCCGCACGCCGAGCCGTTTATTTTGGCTTGTAGATCGTCTCCAGAATGGACTGGGATGTTGGCGGCGCATAACGGCAGCGCCAGCAGGAAGAGAACTAGCTTCATACGACGCCGTAAGTTACCGCGAACGATTGCGTTGCCGTTCCGTTGATGAAGATTTGGGATAGGTCGTAGTTGGCCGTGTTGCCGCATGGAGGCAGGTATAAGGCATTGGTGGCTACCAGGATGTACCCACGGGTGGCTGTGATATTGGTATCACCTACCCGGCAGGTTGTGTTTCCCGTAGGCGACTGAATATAAACCCAGGTGACGTTTTTGCTGGTGGTCTGGAGAGCCTGATTTACACCCGTAGATGCAATTGTTACGTCAGCAGTTGTATGGACCATGAGGCTCCTTAGGAGGAACCTCACCCAATGGATCAGGTTACGGCGGGCAAAGCCCTCTAGACAAGGAGTTTATCAGGTTTAATCGGAAGGTCAATACCGAACGTCTCGGGCGTGAACAGCGTATCGTACTCGGGCGTCCCGATCCGCACCCCGTACTTGGCGTAGAAACGCTCCCGGTTGCGCTCCGCCTGCTCACAGATACGTTCTACTTCCTCAGGGTCGGCCAGCTTCACCGTGGACGCTCCATGATGCAGGAAGGGGATATCGAAGCACATCGCATTGATCCCTCCACGGTGCATGCGAACGTGGTAGTCGCAGTCTTCCCCGTAGGCTATTTTGTACTCCTCATCGAACCACCCAATGGTTTCAGTTACATACCGATGAATCATGAAGCAACTGAAGTCTGGATGAGGACGGACGTGGTAGCTCCATCCTAGTGCAGGATGGATGTTTTGTTCCTTCTTGTTGACGCTCACGCAGGTTACGAACTGGAAGCTATTCACATAGCCATCGGCAATCCTTTGCTGAGTCTCAAGGTCGCATACAGCGCTTAGATACCCGTATGTTTCCGGCCCGATCTCGACATCATTGTTACAGACGAGAACCTTGTCAGCCCCAGCCTTGAAGCACCACCGGAGCCCGTAGTTCCACGCAGCCGCCACGCTCTGCTGCTCCCTCAGGTGTACCTGCGTCACGCGCTTATCTAGGGTTGCCATCCATGAGGCAGTACCGTCAGTACTAGCGTTGTTGATCAGCAGTACCTCTACTGGTACATCTTGTACCAGGAAGGACGCGATTGCTTTTCTGGTCAGCGCGAGGTTGTTGTGTGCGAGGCAGAGGATAGGGTTCATACGGTTGCCGTTATCAGAAGGTGCCAGCCGATGGTGCGCTCCAGCAGTCGGAATAGAGGGCGCGGAATCCATCTGAAGTACCATACTTTCTTATACTTGTGGCTGATGTACTCAGGGATAGAGTAGGGGAAAATGTGATCCACTTGCATCTCAGTCACCCGGAATCCGGCATCTTTGATCAGCTTGCGCGCGGTCTTGCGCGAGTACGTGCGGGCGATGGGGCAACCCGCCTGCGCCTCGGGCTGGTCCAACCCTAGCCAAATCCGCAGAGCCTTCCAGGACCAGCGATGGTAGACCATCACCTTGAGCGTGGTGCCGGGTCCGGCGAACTTGCGCATCTGCGCCAACGCACGCTCGGGATTGGGCGTATGATGCAGCACACCAAAGCAGTAGATCAGATCGTAGCGTTCCTGGAGTAGGTGCTCATCAAGGCGTTCGGCATCGGCCTCGATGAACTCGATGGGCACCATATAGTTGCGTACTCTAGTTTGGGCGATCCGCAGCGATTCCGGGCTTAGATCGACAGCGGTAACGATAGCCATTTCATGAGCGAATCTGCAAGAATCCGTACCGATTCCACATCCGATCTCTAACACGGTCTTGTTTTTCCATGAGGGGAAATCAACGAACTCGCGGATGTGCCGCTCCACAAAATACTTCCGTATGGATACATCATGCGACCATCCTGAACTGCCCACAGGTTTATCGCTATGCAGCACGTTGCAGGGGCGCGCATCCCAGTAGGCGCGGACTTGATCTATTTCACGCATTCTAGTCCACAGATCCAGCGATCATCCCGCGCGATGTCGGCTCCAGGTATTGTCCGCCAGTCGAACGATGTAACTTTTTGCCACGGTTTCACGCTCATTAGGAAGGTAGCCCAAGAGAGAGAATCACCACCCCATCGATGGCGGTCCCCTTCCTCTCCAATGTAAGCACCGTATACGTTAGTCAGGTATAACTGCGTATCTATCTCATTGCGTAGCCACATCTTAGCTAGCTGACGCAGTTCTGGAACGCACACAATCAGAGAGCCGCCTGACGCCAGAATGCGGTAGCACTCATTCAGCATCGACGTGCCTTCGTTGCAGCCATAATGCTCAAGCGTGTGATGGAGTACGATGATCTCGGCGCTGCCGTCCGCGAACATGGGCATATTGGACCCGTCCGCAACTACGTCAGGCTTCCAGCGTTCCTGAATGTCCACATTGGTCCAGTTGCGCTCGAACTCATGCCCGTGATTGGCCTCCTTGAGTTCTGGTACGTTCACATGCTCAGGCAGGTTGCAGTGCCTACAGAGGTTGCTGAACGGTCGCTGGCCGCTGCCAAGATTGATACGAAGGCTCATACCTGCGGCGTATTCATACGCGCGAACTCTCCGAACAGTTCATATGCTTTAAAGTTATAGGCAGTGGCCGCATCCACTTCATCCTTGAAGTAGCCGATCAGGATGTGCTTATAGTTCAAGACAATCCTTGCTCTCCAAAGATGCTTCCATCTGGTCACGCCTTTATGGATGGAGGCTTTTCCGACCGGGGCGGAACGATTGATGTTTTGCTGTGACCTTGTGGCCTTCCTTAGATTGTACTTCTGGTTGTTTAGGCCGTCCCCGTCAGCATGATCAAGCCCTTTTTCTTTGCCGATAAGTTCATGCATGGACACGCAGGTTCGTTTTCTCCTAACGCCTCTTTTGTTTCCGATCCTCCCTAGTTTCAGCCACGTTCTAGCGTATCCGCCTCCATCTTTCTTGTTAGACCATACCCAGATCCACTTATAGCCACTAACTAAGTCGTAATCTTCATCGTCAACTAAGGCAACCCTACCAGCAGAAATTGAGATTTCTCGCATGGGATTCAAACTTGCGGAGTGGGCCAGTCTTCAACGCGGGGCTCTATGTCCATCCATGGACCCTCCCTATGTCGTAATATCCCTAGACCATGGGCATGTCTGGAATGATCTAGATACTCCCATCCTGTATGTAATTCTGTCCACTCTTTTATGGCGTCTGTCATCCTGTTGTACACGCCCCAGATCCAGGTATCATGAAACGCCCACAGCGTACGGGGACTGGCGAGACGCGACCAAATCGGCATCTCCATGCTCATGTGCTCATGACTGTGGATCGTGTCGATAAAGATGATGTCGGGAGTGCGACCAGGAATAATCTCATCCACCATCGCTGCCGTACGTGGGTCTTCTGAGCCGCCGTCTATCTTCTTCCACCATTCATGCGCTGGTTTCTCATGGGGGCGCTCAGGGTCGATATCGACCAGCAAGTGGACCTTATCGTAGGGCACCGTAGAACGCAGCAGGCCCCGCGTAAACGCCCGCGTTGATCCTGTGCCGGTTCCTACGCCGATCTCTACGATGATCCCAGAGCGCGATGCCCATTCCTCCAGGAACGGCATGTGATACGCGATATCGCTTGCGTCACCTTCACCTATCATTGAGCCTCCAGGACTATATTTTCTTCGTTCTGCATCAACGGTCTGTACCCATACATAGATGCGTGTTCCAATACTTCGCCTATGCGCCCGTCGTGCTCGACGCAGATACAGCGCGGCTTGGCGTAGCCTATGGCGGTGAACGCCTTGAACAACTCAACGCTCGTTCCTTCCGTGTCAATGCTCAAAACGTCTATCGGCCCAGGAAACGCCTCAAATAGCCATGCCATGCTGACCACGGGCGTATAGAACTGCGGAGAGAACCCCTCGAAGTGGAACCGATCCCGGTTCGATGCAAGGGTCGTGCTGAACGTGGCGTGGTTCTCCCAGAACGGTTGTAGTCCGCTCTTGCCTACGCCGATGGCAGCATGAACCAGAGTTAGCTTATCGTTGCCTGAATGGTTCTCCAGCAACTTCAGGAACGCATGCAGGCCAGCCTCAACCATGATGCCAGACCAGCCGCGCTGCTCCGTTAGCGCCCACGTATTCGAGTAGTTGATTCCGTCAAATGCGCCAATGTCAAGGTAGCGTCCGTTGGGGATGTGCGCCACGGAACGCAGAATCCAGTCCTGCTCGTCCTTCTGTGAGTGCCTATTCATCTTCTTCCTGTATTCGTAGCTCTATTTCATCGTGACCTCTGCCCTTTAGTAGTTGAACCTTCTTCATCGGAGCACCCAACACGTACCCGCAAGTGTGTAATGCTGGCATGTTGTCCAACACTACGGATTTACATACAGGGCACCAATATAAACTTAATTCCATCATCTCTCCAAGGTCAAAATAGTCCGCTCGTTCTGCGGCGCGCCCTGCTCTGCGAAGTAATCGGGCGGGTCGGTCAGATCCATCTCCATCCAGAAGCATACCTGTGATGCTACGCTTTGGTCGTTGCGATGCCCATAGAACTTATCAGGATCGTTACCGCCGCTAAGGTCCCCACGGTCGCCCTTAAATGCACCATGGGAAGCAAAGAACTTCCATTCTTCCAAGAACTGCTTCGCCACAGGGCTACGCATATTTAGCCCGAAGCAACTTGCTACTACATGCGATACCTGCTTGGCGTCGTGACGTGTTGTATCCATTATTCTCAGCGCTTCATCGCTGGTGAACTGCGCGTTGTTGTAGCCGTAGTTCCTGCTGAACCAGTAGCCCTTCCGCTCGATCAGTTCCCATAGCGGCTCCAGCGGCTTGAGGATGACCACGCTGCTGTCCATCCATAGAATGGATGTAGCGCCTTGGCGTACCGCTTCCTCGATGGCGTAGATCTTGAAGGCATAGGGATTCTCGGCATGGGTAGGAGATCCAGCAGGGAGTTCGTTGCGCCAAAAGATACACTTTTCGTCATTGCTGCGAAGCAATGCGGAACTAACAAGACGCTCTAGGTTCGCCACGTAATGCGGGCCGGTAGCAACGCTCACGACGCATCTCATTCAAGGCTCCAGTTAACCCACCTGAACCCTAGGTAAGCAAATACCGATAGGCCGCTAGTGAATAGCAACGTCTTGCGGATCTCTATGGTTCCCGTGAACATCCAGATCCAGAAAAACATGAAGAGAGTGAACAATGCCCACCCTGACAAGAACATCCCAATAGCCTTCATGGCAGGCGATTGCCTCCCTTGAAGTTGTTGATGCGCCGAGTTCCCAGGATCGACATGCCCAGCGTGCGATTCGCCTCCGAGTCCTGCCGATCATAGATCGCATCCCGCTCTACGTTCGTCCCGATCCAGTGGCGATGCTGGAAAGTGAGGTGCCGCGCGTCAACTACAACGCCATCGCGCCGTGCCATGTCGGTGAAGTCTATATCCGCGTAGTATCCGGGGTATTCAGGGTAGAAAAAGTTCCCGATGCGCTCGTAGTACGGCCTGGTGATGAACGAGTGTATCATGCAGCGCATCCACTCATCGTCAGGAGGCGACGTGCCGCTCTTTACCTCAAGCGCGTACTCGCCATCGAGCGAGGGGATCGCCTTGAGCAGTTCGGTATCCCAATGTTCAGGCGGGAACATATCATCGGCGGCGGTGATGAGGAATCGGCCCGTGGCCTTGCGACCAGCGGCATTCCATCCGTCAACGGCGCATTGGCGACCTTCGTTAACAGCAACGGGGATACCTTCATACGCATAATCGAAGGAAAGCAGCATGTATCCCGCTGTGTCTGGATAGATCAATGGAATATCGGCTCGATCAATCCCTAGGATGTACTCGACCTTACTCCAATCGTCGCAGCGCTCTTTCCAGCAATCGTAGGCAGCACGCCAACCATTCGGAAGTCTCGCCGTAGAATGGCAGAGGCTAAACGTGGGGATCACGAAGGAACGCCTTTCTTTTCTAAGCACTTTGAGCAATAAAAAATATCCCATTCGCGGTCACGCAAGGGGCGGTCAGGATCAGGAGGAATTTCGTTTTTTACCTGACGCAGCCATACCCAGTTATGGGAACCACCGTCAGAGGGGCATTTCATAAGCAATCTTTCCGCACCCGTTTCCCAAGAGGAGAGGTACGTTTCCCAGTAGCCTTGCGGCGTTTACCGTCGTACTTAAAATGACAGGATCGGCACATTCTCTTGTAGTCTCTGATGTCGTGATAATTTCCGGTTAGGTTAGCCCACTCGTACCATCGCCTTGGATCGTCCATTCCGCATACGGAACACTTGGCTATCTTTCCGAACTTGCGGTCAAGCCTTCTGTGGAAACCAAGATAGCCAGCCTTGTCACCTTTCCAGTTGACGTGATCTGGTCCCCAATGATGCCCCAATTGACCGGGACGGCGAGCGGCGATGCCATTGTTCTTCATGAACTTGCAAATAGAGGTGGCATCCACCCCAAAGATCTTACCGACCGCCTTCATGCTCATTCCCTTTGCGTAAAGGCTTTTAACTTTCTTAACCGATGCACGGAAAGGCACGTTCTTCATAAACAGTCCTTCCTGACGAAGAGGATGTCGTCGTGCTCAGGTATCTCCGTCATCCTAATGAAGCCTTGCCAGTTCAGGTACAAATCAACCTCGCTGGCAGGCACACCGCCTTCGTACACTGGCACGGCGCTACACTCGATGTTGAGCATCTTGAACCACTTGAGCTTTTCCCCGAAGCCCTTGAGTACGGGCAACTCCAGTCCCTGTACGTCTACCACCAGGCAGTCGTAGAGTTCCCACACTAGCGGCAGGGAATCGCCGCGCCTAACCTCGACCTCGATCCGGGTGTTGTAATCGTAATCGGGGTTAGGGCGGCATTCGACTAGCAGGGAGGAGCCCTGTCCATCGCCGGGTGTGACGACGTTGAGCATGGCTTTCCCCGGCTCGTCGCTCAGGGCACATTCGTAGAGAGGGATTTCAGGCAGTAAATGGCGGAATTTTTGGCAGGCCAAAGGCAGCGGGTCTACCCCGATTAGGTTGGTTATGCCCATGAGCTTGTAGTGGTGCATCTCATAGCCGTCGTTACATCCGACGTGTATGATGCCTTTGATGTCCATGTGCAGATCGGACTCAGTGAAGTAGCCGACCTTCACGCGCTGGCAGGATTCGACGTACTCGGGCGTGCCTCTATTCATTTGGCAACACCTCTATAGCGCTTGTGCTTAAACCCAGGGGAAGTATACCGACCCGTATCTCTGCATCGAGCGTGATCGTAAGTACGATGGCACGACCTACACATACGCTTGTAATCCAAGGGATCGGCGTATTTTCCAGTTAAATTTGCCCACTCATAAATCTTAGATGGGTCCGTAGTCCCGCAAGTGGAGCACTTCTTAGGTTTTCCGTATAGCCTGTCTATGCGAAAATGTAGAGCAGAACGACTAGCCTTGTCGCCCTTCCAATTGTGATGATGTTCTCCAAAATGATGGCCTGCCTGTCCAGGACGCCTAGCTGTAATCCCTTCCTTGCGCATGTAGTTGCAAACCGTCTGCGCGTTCACTCCGAGGCGCTTTCCTATTTCTCTCATGGAGCAGCCTTCCTCATACATCTCGAACACTCTATCCATTGGTAGGTTAATAGCCCTACTCATACAACACGCCTGCGACTTTCTTGAAGGAATCAGCACCCGTAGCTGGCTTACCGTCAGTGTTGGTTATACCGGTATGCGCTAGCACGGGAGGATGAATGTATCCCACTTTGCCGCCGTCATCCACGATCTTGCGGCACATAGCAAAATCTTCTGAGGCTCCAACGCCCTTCTGATTGTCAGAGAACGGACCATACTTATCGAACGTACTCCAGCGCATCAGAAGCGAATAACCGGCGACAGCATCGGTAGACTGCCAACCGAAGCGACTACCTACCGGATACTCCAGATTCACTCCATGGAACGGATGACGGCACCCACCCAATATCTCAGGACCTCCTGATTCAGCCACCATCTTCATTTTCTGTAGCCAGTTCGAGAAGAAAGCCACGTCGCAATCACTAAAATACAGCCATTCCCCGCGTCCGAAGTATCGCTCACTGGCAGACGCGCCTACGTTGCGGAGCCAGCCCACGATGCCGATACCAGGAGTAAGCCGGATTACGTTCATGCTCAACCGTAGATTGAAATCGATCTGCTCCCACGTTTCCGGCTTGCTTCCATCATCTACACACGTAAGATTGAACTGATCTGGCGGAGTGTTCGCGTACAGCGTCTCTAGGCACTGGGCCGTTAGACGCGGGCGATCCTTAACCAGCAGTACGATGTTAACCATCCTTAAACTCATCCAGTTCTAGCCGCGCACACCTTGGACACAGCACCTCGCTTAGCACCTTTACCGCATGGCGAGGGCAGACTGAACGTGGGCAACGCACACACTGTATGGTGTCTTCTTTGGTTCCGCAAATCATGCAGGGGTATCCCATCACATCACCCGTAACGGCAACGCGTCCCTAAACTCGTTGTAGCACCACACATGCGGTTCGGTATGCTCGCGCTCTACGCTGGTGCCGCGATCCTTGCAATCCTGCACGTAATCCGCAGTGGTGCTCGTTCCCCCACCGTGATGCGTGCAGTTTATGCCTACCATCCGCACCTTCCAGCCGTGGCGATGCGCCATCAGGCAGAGCGCCACGTCGTACATATGGAAGCGATGCGGGAACCATTTCCAGCCGCCGATCTGATCTAGGAACGACGTGCGTACTGCCATGAAGAAGCCATCAACCACGGCCACATCGCACGCTCCGGTTTCCCTTGCGCCGTGAATCTCCCAGTCCGTTTGATTCGAGCGATACTCGATACGCTGAAGCTGCTGGATCTGGTACGGCGTCTTGTAGATATCGGCAACGCCGATTCCCTTAGCTCCGCCCATGCCGACGATAGCTACCTTGGGATCTGCGAACTCGGACTCGATACGGGCAACCCAAGGTTCGTGCGGCTCCCAGTCATCGTGAGTGAAAGCAATGATGTTTATATTTTGTTCCCACAGTGTGATGCCTTTTGCTTTTTCGTATTCAGATTGATACGCCGCTACGAGGCCGATATTCGGATTGTTATTGTAGGCATCGCAAATCATCAGTGGATCGTGCTTCTGGATGCGATCACTCCATCGTAAGGCGTTTTGTGCGCTGATACTGGCGGTTACGGCGATCACTTCCCGACCCCTTTCAAGAACCACTTTTTCCAGCACCCATCCCATAGCGGCTTCCATGCCAAATGCTGGACTGATGCCATGCACTCCTCGCGCTTCTGCTTGAATCCCTGCACGGCTTCTGCGAATTCCTCGGCCTTGAAGATAGGCCGCTGCGCGTTGAACGTACCCTCGACGCGATAATCCGCAGGCTTAATGTAGCGCACGGTCGGCAGGTTCCAGTTGCCGCCTGCATATTCGCTATGCACTACAGGCGTTCCGCAGGCTAGCGATTCCGCGATAGGGAAACCCCACCCTTCGGCACTCGGCAGCATGGTTACATTGCACGCGCTATAGGCATACGACAGTTCCGTATCGTTCATGTCGCCCGTCATCGTCACCTTGATGCGATCCTGCACACCGTACTCATCGATCAGCGCAGGCAGCGACCAGTGGCGCTCCAGCACGTCTACGTGCAGCCATGCTCTCCAGTCGCTCGGTAGCAGCGAGATTGCCTTAATCGCTACGGCCCAATCCTTGCGCAACTGGTTGGTCATGACGCATCCGACCACCTTATCGCGCTCGTCCATCTGCAAGGCGATACGTGCAGCCTGTCTGTCGCGTGGCTGGAACACGCCAGTAGAGATACCGTGAGGTATCCAGTCAATCTCGGATTGCAGCGTAAGGCTCAGCGCGTTCGCGCCGAATGGCCCATAGGCCAGCACGCGGTTGTAGCCCAGCAGCGCATCGCGCTCGATAGGCGATAGCCCACCTCCCGGCGTGATCGCGTCCACGGGACAATAGGACCAAATTTCTACCTTGTCGCGTCTCTTGGCTAGCCAACTACCGCGAGACAGCCAGCGATTCCTAGCGGCATCGTTGATGACAAAAATAATCCCGTCGCCGTCTCTGCTGAAGTCGCGCCATACGTGGTCGATCAGCGCCTCGTTGCCGAAGCCGTCAGACTCGGGGAACGTGTACTGCGTGATCGGGATTTGGCGAGATGCTATGCCGCCGCGACCGAGGTAGCCTACGCGAAACTCTGGCAGTTCCGCAGCAAGGCAGGCTAGGCCGCGACCGATACGAGCAAGGCCGGTCTGGAGCGAAGGAGAATCAGATAGGAACAGCAGGGGCTTTTGGGTCATGCTTTCTTGATTGGCTTCTTTGAAATGTTCCATCCGGGAGCATCTAGTCGTTTCAGTTCTTCTTCTATGCTTCCATCAGAAGAACTGCGACGCTTGTTAAATACTAAACTGACCATGGTCCTCTTGTATCCAGTAGCCTCCGCTATCTTTGTTAAGATTCCGCGATTCTTGCGTAGCCACCTGAATCTATCAATATCCCCATGGGGGTAAGCGCCCTTTTTCCATGCTGAAAATATAGCCAAGGAGTGCAGGGTCCTATGGCAACTAAAGCATAGCCAAACCACCCTTAGAGGATGGTCGTAGTTGGAATGATGCGCATGTATTTTGGTAGTTTTCTTTCCACAGTTGGAGCACCCGTTTGGCGGCTTCAGCCTGCCCGACCTGATAGCCTCTTGCACCTTATTGTGCGCGGCGACCTGCTTTTCTAAGTCTATCCCTGGCACGTTAAACATTAGTGTAAACTAGTGACACTGTTTAACGCAAGGCTTATTTTTATTTTCCGAACGCGGTGAACGCAACGGTTATTTTGGTGGGATTGGTTTGGCGTTGATGGGGTTGGCTCCGCGCATGTAGTTCATTACGTCATTGCGCGCTTCCGATTTTTCTCGGCTTAAATGAACGCCTCTGGATGGCTCATAGGGCTTACCAGTGAGTGGGCTCTTTACTTTAGTTACATGCGAATCGAACTCCGCATCGCTCATCTTGGCGATATCCTCAGGAGTGATCCCCTGCTTCATGAAGTACTGTCCCACTGCCGCATTCTTCGTGGTCTGGTGCGTAGCCATCCACTGCATCGCGCGTTCCTGCTGAGACTTAGGTAATGGGCTCTGGTACGTTACGCGCTCGGGCCTAGCGGGAGTGGCTTCTGGCGCTGGAGCCGTAGCGGATTGCGGATCGATCTTTTCTGCGATAGACCGCACTACGGCCTGCGAATGCTCGCCTAGATTGCTGTACTTCTTTCCTCCAAGGCTCTTAGAAATATCATCTAGAATGCTTGGTACGGCACCGGACTGACCAGTAGCGGCGGCCTTAGCAAGAGGCTCAGGTAATGAACCACCTGGAAGGACAGCCGGGATCTCAGGAGATCCTTGGATAGTTAGCGGACCAGGAGCGGCAAGGGGGCCGATGCCTTCCGTCCCGGTTAATCCAGCCGGGGCTAATTCTGGAGGGATCGGAGATGCCACTGGACCGTTATAGTCAGGGATATGTGCGCCCCCTACTTCGATTGGAGCATTAGCCACCTTAAGATCGTATTGCCCAGGAACAAACCTAGCGGCTGGAGTTCCTGGAGGCGGCGGCATCGGATTGGTCAGCGGTGGTTCGTAGCCACTGAACCCCTTACGGAATCCACGAAATGCCGGCGGAACGGCCCTTGCTGTTCCTGCGGCTAGCCCTACCTCAGAACCAATAAACGGGTGTCCTATCCCGCCTCCGGCTAGGTATCCACCAGCGGTTCCGTATTTTTGCCACCTCTTGATCTCTGGAAGTTCTTTCCTAATCTGCTCCAGCGCCTCTTTGGAACCAGCCCGAAGACGTGGACCTGCTCCTGTAAACTCGACCGCTGATGGCAACCCTCCGCCCGCAATACTTCCCAGGGTTCCTGCTAATTCACTGGCCCCTTCAGGTAGCCCTGCTACCTCTGCCGCCCCTTGGCCTACTGCCCCGCCCAAAGTAGCCCCTCCAAGAGATGCAGCCGTTAGCGCTGGCGCTGCAATAGCCGCCTCCGGTAGAGTAAACGGCGCTGCCGCTGTCGCCAGTCCAGATGCTAACTTAGCCGTCGCTCCAGCTTTGGCGTCGAACCCAGGGCGCGTATACTGCGCGATGGCATTGGGAATGTCCTCAGTCAGTGCTCTTGCAGGAGCGAGATATATACGCTTAAATAGGCCCTCATCTTCTGGCTGTCCCAGTCCCGGAGGAATGGGCACTTTGTTCATGGCAGGCGGCAAAGGATGAGCAGCAGATAGAGCCTTGGCTATGTCCTGCTGGGAGAAGTCGTCAGGAAAGTGGTGTTCCGTTCCCTCGAATTGAACGACCTGATCGGGCATAGCTATTGCTGTATCGGAACCGGATTGCCCTGAGCATCACGACCCCAATGCACAACCGACCCAGCAGGAGGATTAGGCGGTGGCGTATTTTGCGGAGCACCAACTACGCCGCTCTTTTTTTCGTCAGCTAGAATTGACGCCTTAGATTGATTCAGGATCTTCTCAACCGCATCCAGCTTTTCGTAGATATTCTTGGGCGAATCTAGCCACAGATTCGGAGTGTGGACTAGCGCCTTATTGAGAATTGGCATCGCCCTGGAATTGCTTCCCTTGAGCGCGGAGGCAGCGCTACGCAGAGATTCAAAAGAAGCCCCGGTAAAGAACTCATTGTATGGAGTATCTCCTCCGGCTCTATAGTTTAGGAACTTAGGAGCAAAGAAGGCCCGCTGCGTATTTCCCTCTAGTTTATTGTCCTGAAGGAACTTTTTCAGGTCCTGCACTTCCTGGAGCACTGGGTCAACCTGCGCCATCGCTGCCTGTCCAGCAGCGGTCATGGGAGTAGGAAGTTGCAAATTATGCTCAGCCATGTACTGCTGCACCGCCCCAGATGTACGGGCGTCGGTAGGCATTGGCTGGCTACCGTCAGCAACGGCCTTGGCGCGTTGTTTAATTGCCGCAGGGTAAGAATCTGATTGCACCCTAGCACCGAAAGCCGTTGGCCTTCCCAATCCAGCCCCGGCAGGAGGGTTTGGAGGCGCAGCGCTTGTGCCTTGTCCTGGAGCGGCGACAGCGGTTTGGCCCGGTAGCTTACGAACCGTAGTTGTGGTCGTGGGCGGCAATCCAGGAGTAATCTGAGTCTGCACGCTCGGCACGAAAGCCGAAGGAGGCGTAGCCCCAGGAGTCCGGTCAACCTCTTTCCCGTCCCGGCTGTACCATACCAAGGAGAATCCGGTGGGAGAATTGCCGTCAGGCATTACCTTAGATTCCTTCACGGAAGGTTGGGCAAAGTATTCTTTGCCTCCATCAGCAAATTCTCGAATACGGTAATAGACTCCAGGGTCAAGCGGCTTCCCATTCTGATCCAGTTCACCCTGGAGGAAACTCCCGGAAGTCATCCCCGGCATGGGACGGCCAAGGTCGGGCTTGATACTTAGCTTGCCGTTAGACCCTATAGATTCAACGGTATGGCGGACTCCTTGACTCTTGTATTCGTCGAGTAGCTTCTTGGTTTCTTCGTGCTCAAACTGTGACACGCCTATCTGCCGTCTCAGTTCGGCTTGTTGCTGCGCCTCCGCTTCCGCCCCCTTGATGGCAATTTGCGTGGGAGCTAGCGCTTCTAGTTGCTTGGCCTGCATCGCAATCGCACGCATCGGATCAAAAAATGGCTGCACCGCGCCCGGAACGCTAGAATCAGGCGCGGCTAGTCCGGGCAACTCCATAGTGGTCGGAGCCCCTGGAATAGCAGCTAGGTTTGGCGCTCCAGCACGTAGCGTTGGAGGCTGTGGCAATCCTCCCGTAGGCAGCGAAGGCATCCCCGGAGGCGGCTGGGGAGCAGCGAAGGGAGGATTAGATTCAAACCCTCCAGCGTCGTAAGTTCCACCAGGGATCTGGAACTTGAGGTTTGCTGGCGTCTGCTGCGCATTCTCATCGGCTTGTCCTACGGCGCGATTATGCGACTGCGCCATCAAATCCGCGAACTTCTTGGCGGTCTTCGATGCGTCGTACTTGGCCGCTGGAGTACCACTGGTTTCAAGCAGTAGGTTGAAAATGCCCGCCTGATCCTCAGGCGCAACCTGCGGATTCTGGTATGCCTGACTCAGGAAGTCGAGCGACTTGTTCTGTTTGGCGATGCGGTCCTGCAAATCGAGGAGGTGATCCTCCCGCATGCGGTTACCGATATGCGCTAGCGTCTCTGCGATTCCGCCCATTTAGTCGCCTGTGTCGCTTCCTTCGTAGGGGGCTTGCGGAGCATAAGGACCAAAGCTAGGAGTACTGCGCGGGCCTCCAAATACTCCAGTCCTGCCAATGCTATTCAGGATGTCATAGATCCCGCCGCCGAACTGTCCTCCAGCCTGCGAGTTCAACTGTGAGCGCCCGAGTCCGTAGCGCAATAGGTCGTTGCCAGTCGTGCCTGCCTGGTTGCCCGTATTTAGCAAGCCGCCCAGGACATTCGAGGCGAGCCCTGCGCCAATCTGTCCTTGCTGTCCTGCCATCTGGCCGGTGAGCCCCGCTAATCCAGCACGGGCGTTGCCCACGTTAATCATGCCCTGCGCTGCCGCTGGTCGCGCCTGCTGGAACATCGTGCCGATCTGCCCTGCGGTCTGCATGGGTAGTTGCGCCAAGGCTGATGCGCGGCCACCGCCCATCGGCCCCATAGTGGCAAGCTGGTTCTTGGCAGCGTTCCCGGCGTTATTGATCTGCGTGATCTCGGGAGCCATTGCCCCCATCATCTGCGCCTTGTTTCCAGAAAGGATCGCGTTGTAGTAGTCGGCGGCAGGGTTGAAAGTGTTACTGGCCGAGTTCAGGAACGTGTTGGCTTTGTTGTACTCATCTCCAGCGTTCCCGAGGAATCCAGAACCAAAGGCGGAAAGTTGCTTGGCGTAATCCAAGCCGTTACCAAGGGCGCTCATTTGCTGTTGGCCCAAGTTGTTCAGTATGTTCTGGCCGGTAGTTTCAGCGCCCGTGGTGCCGTTGATGGTCTTATTGCCCCCACCAAACAAGCCACCGAGCATCCCGCCTACCGCAGGAATGATGGCAGGAAGGGCCGCTGCTATGGGCATGCTTCACCTCGATGAGCGTCAATGCCCGGTCTGCTAACGCCAAGCATGACCATAGGATACACCTTTCCACCTCTAACGTAGCTATCAGGATTTGTGCCAAACTCCATCATTCCAGCGGCCTTAGCGAAACGCATGGCAAGTCGGTTATAAGTCGGAACGTTTGTTATCAGACGGATGCAGGGAAGATTATCCCAAACCCATTGCCTGCCCATCTCGGCAGCTATCTTGCCGCGATCTCCCCACGCTCCCGGCAGGAGGCAGGTATGCACTTCCCATATCGTGGTCGTATGCGGCTGAAGACCGAAGAATCCCATGAGATCGTCGCCGTCGCGTACCAGCAGGTACACGTAACTGTCGTTCTGCACAGGCTCAAACTTCTCAGGAGGCGGCGAGAAATCATCGCATAGGTGCGGATAGAGCTTGGGATGCGTAACGATGGTGCGGATTAGGTTATAATCCTTGGTCCTCTCTACGATCAGGTTCACTGCGTCCCTCCCTGCCACGCCCCGAACATCGTTGAGTTTGCCGGAATCACTACGCTAGTTCCGCCGCCTGCAACCTTGGCGATCTTGAGCGTGCAAGACTCGTTGCCCGTGATTGATACAACCTGCCAGTTCTGGACAATGGGGCTAGTTCCGTCACCTGCGGGAACGACGACCCCCGTTAGCGCCTGTGGTGAATTGTTCACGGTCAGGGTGAGAGTGAATGTCTGCGCGGTATCCCCGATGCTTTGGAGGCTGACCGAAGCGCCAAGAATCCATGTTCCAGGACGGCTCAGTTGCACCTGTAGCCCTACGCCTGTCCCCAGGTCCGCCGCCGACGCCGCCGTAGGAACCAGGATCGGAGCGCCAGTGGTATCGCCCTGCGTGTAGAGCGCCAGCGGCGTGAACGCATCGCGGATCTGGTAGAGCAAGTCCACGGTATCGCGGATGGCCTTCTTTACGTTCGCCTGTTCCGGATCATCCGTGGTGGGAATACGATTCTCAGGGCGGATCTGAACTCCCGGCTGCGGAGCGCTAGTACGCTCGCGCGATGGAAATGCCAGCGGCGATTGGTTCGTAACGCTCATGATCCCTGAAGCTCCAAAGGCTCATCGTAACTCACGTAGGTAGGAACCGGCATGTTCGGGCTGAACGGCTCGCATACCCCCGGAGGCAATGCTGACGCGGGCGCGGCAGGCTGTGCTTGACGCTCTATGAAGATTTCGGGACACCCTGGCACTGGAGTTGTGAGGAAAAAGCCCGTGCAGAACTGCGCCGACTCTGGCCCCGTTTCTAGGGTGGTAGCTATAACCCATGAGCCGTCTGCAAGTTGAACGGCATCAATAGTATGCAGAAATTGATGGTTCGGGTCTGGGACATCGTTCGGCGGTGGATCAGCGATAGCGTCGTAGAAAATAATCGGCGCAGACCATGTAGATGCCCCGTCAAAAGTGCTCTGCATGATCTGGTCGATAGGTTGATCTAGGTCCAGGTCCACATAAAACAAATTTAGATCGCCCGCATTGCCCACCTCTACAGTTATGAATGTAAAGTTCTCGTTCAGGAACGGCCCCGTAGCCGTAGCGATAACGTATCTAGTAAAAACAGGAGCCGAAAGCGGAGTGCCTATCTTGACGATGGCTTTTTTGTTGTCGGCTCCGCTATTGCCGGTATAGCCTATCGCAACCGAATCAGGCCCCCACAAAGTAATCGAAGGGTGACCTCCCTCAGTAAACGGAATTGAGGTGGCGATTGTGGTAGCGCTGCCAAGCGCGAACGCAGCCGATACCTGACGGTAGGACAGCGAAAATGCCGAAGTATTCAGAAGCAGATGAATAGTATCGGTCGAATCGATGACGCCGATAAATACCTGCCCTCCAGAACCCAGCAGGTTCGTGATTCCGCTCCATCCTGCTCCGCTTGACGTGAAGTAGTAAATATGCGCATTGCTTCCAGCAACCACTACGAGCGTCCCATCCGACCTACGCAAAAAACAAAACGTAGTGAGTGTAAAGGGAACCGTGATTGCAGAACTCGGAGTCCCCCACCTGTCAGTTGCGGTATCAAAGTCACAGCGCAACATGACGGTCTGCCCGGTCTTCAGATAGGCGCTGGTGATTACGCCTCCGCTTATTAGACTGACTCCATACCCAGACTGATTCCCCTGATCTGGGGAATTGGCGGAATCCATCTCTGTCCACGTATTGCCGTTGTCGGTGCTTTTGAATATACCCAGTACACGAAGAAGCGCTGGGCCGGTCCCCTGGGCTGAAACCAATACCTGGTAGAGACTCGTGCCTACTTTGAACAGGAATGGATTAACTTCAGAAGCAAACTGCCGGAACGAACCAGGTGGAGGAGCGACCTGAACCGGCGTGCTGGTGATAACCGGCATCAGCTTCCGATCCTTTCGCTAGGCTCATCGTAGGAGTTGTAGAGCGTCGTGTACCCAGGAACGGGCGGCACTTCGCAGGTGAGCGGAGGCGCAGGGGGAGACGGAGGCGTAGGCGCACCTCCGTCCATCGAAGCCGCCATCCCCAGAGAGTAAGCGAAAGCGTTGTCTGCGACATAACCCCGCGACAGAGATGCGGTTAACCCCAACGAATAGGAGTATGCTGCGGTTGCCGTGATGGAACCGCTGCCGCTTGTTACGAACGCTAGTCCGGGAGCGAAGCGGCAGGGCTGCGCGTATTGCGATCCAGGTTCCGAAGATAGGCGAGGAACGGCCACACGTTACTTTACTATGGAATCTTGCAGATGGTAACCATTACCAGAAAGCAATCAATGGCTGCAACTGTCGATAAGTTCACCGTAGCAAATTGAAATCCGGTGGCAGGAGGGGAAGTATCGTTCGTGTTCATGTATGCCCCGAAAGCGTTGGTAAGGTTACTGTTGCATAGGATAGAGGCTACGTAGTTTGATTGATTGGTTCCGAACACCACGTTGTACAGACCGGCACTTGTACGAGTGATGTTGGATATAACTCCTTTCACTACGAGATTGGTAATCGCTCCGGTCCCGCCGCTAAATGAAGCTGTTCCTATTACGTCAGATCCTCCAGAAGAGGTCTGCCATGTAGCAGCCGTTCCGCTGGTGGCTGTGAGCACTTGTCCGCTCGTAGGAGCCGTAGCAGCCGATACATCTACCGTTGTGGTAGCACTCTTGAGCGCCAGCGTAATCCCGGAAGTAAGTCCGCTTGCCGTGCCCGTGCAGTTCGTGAGCGTGCCACTGGCGGGAGTCCCGAGAACTGGAGCCGTAAGTGTCACCGCCGTCCCGTTGGTTGTAGCCCCCGTGATGCCGCCGAATGCTCCCGCATTGTTGTACTGAAGTTGGGTATTGCTTCCGCCTGGAAGCGCCGAACCACCAGCAGGAACGGTGTACGCTCCCGTTCCATCGAGATACTTCGTCGCATCGTTCGGAGACTTGGGCGCAAATCCGTGCTTGGTTATGCTGACATCGTTAGTGGTGATGTTAGACGTGTTCAGGTAGGCATCGGAGCACACGCCGTTGAAAGCCGCCTCGCTCATGATGGCGACGACGATATCGCCAGCGCTTGCGTTCGTATCGGTGCCTTCTGCGGCTCCCGTGAACTGCGTGCCGCTCGCTACCGTGGCCACTCGGAACAGCGTAATCACGGCTCCCGTGGTCTGGTTGTAGATCCCTAGCGTGAAGATTTGGCCGTTCACCGTGCCAGCCGTAGCGGTTACATTGAGCACGCCCGAGCCTGCGGTATAGCCGCCTACAGCTACGGTAGTCGAGAAATTATTGAGGACCTTTTCCGCCATGTTATGTGCTCGTTGCCGTAAAGGTGATCGTTATGGTTCCAGTCCCGCCCGATGTGATCGATTGCGCGCCGCCGCTAAAAGTAACCTCGCTCAACAGGCTCCCGCCCGTTCCTGCTTTGGTGGAACTCGTCACAACAAAAGCCCCGTTGAGCGAGCCATTAGCGTTGAAGCTAAAGACCGCCTTAGATGCCGTGTTGCTGATGACGCCACCTGCTGCTGTGCCGAGCGTAAGCGTCTGTCTCACGGCTTCGCTATAGCCAGTAAACTCCGTCCATCCGTTGGTGCCATTGATCTGCGCGGCCGTATCACTTGCTGAGTATGCCCCGAATCCGGCGTTGCTGACCAATCCAACAAATGGCGTTGCGGTGTACGCTGCACCCTTCAGCCATTCCGTGAGGTTGTGGTTTAGTCCTTCCGTGGGAACGCGGTTGTATCCCTCCGCTACCCACTGATCGCCGTTAGGATGCGAGTACTCGAAGCGGTAATGCGCGCCGATCTGGAACGACGCGGCTAGCGCTTTCGGGTAATCTACGGCCATCGAAGCGCTCATTCCCATGCCGATACGTTCCATTAGATGGTTGCTCCCATTTCGCGCGATAACGCACCGAACGGTCTTTTGACCAGGAACGCATCGCTCGATCCCCATTCCTTGACCAGCATTTCCGTGTCACGAACGAACAGGCGGAACGGGCAGATCGACTCCAGCCGGTACTTGATCTCGCGCCCCTTCATCGGTCGCGTCACGATGTAAGGCTTCAGGAACAGGCCGTTGCCTGCCGGGATTGTGTAAGTGTATGGCGACTGACCGTCCCCATTGATCGTGCAGATCAAGCTAACCGGATCGTTAAAGCTAATCAGAGCTGGAAGCGCGGCCCGATGATGGAAATATCCATGAACGTCATGAGTTGTCTCCTGGGTTTCCCATACCGCAGCAAGTGGAGGGGCGGGCTCCGAGATCCATTCCACGTCGAAGATGCGCCAGAACTTGGCATCCTTGGGCAGTAAGCGCCCTAAGTGCGTGATGAACGGCGTCGTAAACCAGTACTCGATGGTCTGCTCATTGGGATGCAGGATCGAGAACGCCTGCTGTACTACGCCGCCATCGGAGAGCACGTCTACCGTGCGCGTCTGATTGAGGGTATCCGCATGGAGACGGAAGCCCTGGACGAATCGCGGCGCTCCGTCAGGTGATATCGGGAGCCAATCTGTCGTTCTGAGCGCCGTTAGTTCCGGCTTGGGAAGGAACGTCGGTACCCAGAAATAGAGGATGGGCTGGGCCGTGCTCACCGTCCACTGGATGTCGAGGCCAAGGTTGTAGCCGTACTGCCCCAGCCCTGCGTTGATATCGGTGATGACGCGGTGCCTGCCGTGGAGGTTCGTACCTGCCGTAGCGCTGGCCGTGAAGTAGGAATAGTTGTCCATCCCCACCTGTACGTTGAACGTATCGCATTCGCCATCCATGTCAATCTCAACGTCGCCCCATAACTTGCGCGGGCGTGGGTCCTTGGTGTCCCAGGATGCGGTTCGGACGCGCCCAGAGATCGCAACTTGGTCGTCGTCATCCCCGCCAAACTCATAGACCTTGCCGTTGAGCGACCCCATGGTCATCTTATTCCAGGACCCGCCCACGGTTTCGTCGTGAACCTGCTCGAAGTACTGGCAGATTATGTTGGGGGTGTAACTGTCTACTGAAATCCAGCCGCTCTTGGGCTGTTCGAAGCAGTACACCAGCGTCTTGTAGGTGCCTTCTGAATGGAGATAGGTGAAGTACAGGAACCCATCTCCGTAGGCCAGCCGCATCTTGTCGGGGTTGTCAAAGTCTGGGGACGGAAAGGGAGCATCTGTCAGCCCGTCGATGATCGGGAATCCAGAAGGATCTCCCTGCGACTCCTGCGGGAAGATCGGGTAGAGTCCTTCGTCGGTGATCGAAACAGGCTCGCCGCCATTGGTTATGTAGATGCCATCCTTGCCGACAAAGGCGATCCCGGCAGGCGTAACGCAGATTCCCCAGCGGGCAAACAAGCCCTTAGAGTTCGGTATCTCCAGAGCGGAGAAGTCGGATAACTGCCCGAGCGTGGGGATAATCTCCCACATACGCTTATCGGAGAGCACGTAGGAGCGCCCATTGAACAGGATGCCGTTCATCAGCGGCTCTGCGGCGCTAGTGATTTCAAGCACGTTGGCCGTAGGATGCGACTCAGGACTATTGCCCTTGGTCCAGTACAGAGCCCCAGGCCTCGCTGGATCACCTACAGCAAAGATAACGATTCCGAACAGCCCTCCTCCGAAGGGACCCCATACGCACGGCAACGCCTGTCGTGCCATCTCTGGTGCAGGGATTAGGAACGGGGCAGAAAAAGAAGCAACCGGGGAGTCCTCTACCAGTTGGACGGTAGTAGTGGTATCGGGTGAAGCATAGAACGTGTAAACCTGCCCTGCGATGGTAACCGGATTCCCGCGAACGTAGTACGATCCCGTTCCCGTGGCGTTATAAGCCCGCAAGGTGTCGCCCGCCGTAATGGTCATGGTCGATCCAAGACCTGAGCCTAGCGCTCCATTTTGCGTAATCGTGGCCGTACCCGTCAATGAGCCATCAACGGACATAAACGGCTGGTTATCGTCGAGATTTGCCTGCTCATTCGCTGCAATATCGGCATCGGAGAACGTGTCGATCATGGTCGAACCGGCGATGTTCTGCATGGTGCCGATGAACAGCCAGATCGGAAGCGAACCACCCCAGCGGAACACGTCGATATAGGTCACCTGCCCGGCAGGAGCCTGGTCAGGGTGCGCCTGGGGCAGCGTTATCAGGATGTTCGAGGGAGGCACGGGAGCGCCCGCCGAAGATGAGGGCGATAACCCGTTGACGAACTTTACCGGAGGGCCGAGATTAGAGAAGCATCCCGTGATCGTCAGAGGATCGGTGCGCGCCCTGAATGCGTAGATGTAGGGGTTAGGCGAATCTCCTATGTCGGGGCCGTCAGGATTGGCCGCATCGATGGCAATAGTCGGGGCAAAGTTCGGAGGCGCTACGCCCCATTGCCAGGTGATTCCGGCGCTCGAAGTCTTGCTGAGTTTGGTAAAGTCCCCGACGAAGACCCATGGGCGCTCGTTCTGATCGCTTCCTGATGCCACAAAGGACATCGGTCTGCCGCTGTAGCCCGTGCCGTTGACCGTCGCGGCGTAGGCTTGCGGGTTGACCGCAGCACGGGCGCTCAGGAGTGTGGTGCCTGAGCCTAGCAGCCGAGTTCGGGCGGTAAAGGCTCCAGGGAATTGCGACGGAGACGGGATCGGGTCATCAAGCGTATAGAGCGAATGCGCCGGACTTCCCGTTGTGCCGCTGGTTGAGATGAGAGTGATTCCCTGCCGTCCCTGTAAGCGTCCTTGGCCATAGTTGCGAGTATTGTTGAGGATGCGATACTCGCCGGGAGCAAGCCGATCTACGGGCTTGGTGAGATTAAGCCCCGCGACATCGAATAACTGCGTTTCCTTTTGGAAGTCAGCCATGGTCGGTTATACTAGCAATCTTCATTAAGCTCCTGATGGTGTCCATTTATTTCCGTCCCACACAAACGCATATGCCGTATTCGCTGTCGCAGTAATCGCGCGAGAGATATTACCTGTCAAATCCGTCGTGAAGGCCGCGTCTGCGATTATCCAGATCACGCCAAATCGGAAGTTGGCAGGAACGGTTATCGTCTTGATGAGGTTCGCCGCTGTCACGTGGAACACATTCGAGATCGGCGTGATGGTATTGGCGCTGGTGATGTTCGCTCCCTTATCAAGCGGAACGAATGACGTGCGCCGGTCAATGATGAAGTTTCCGGTAGCCGTAGTAGTCGGTAGCGTCCCTGCGCCTGCCAGCGTAACCCCGTTACATAACACTATGACGGCATTGGTCTTGCCGCCATAGCTCACGTTGCCATTGAGCGTAGTCGTGCCCTGCGGCACCCAAACTTCATTGACACCGGAAGGCAGGTAGGAGATCGCCTCCTGAATGCCCTGCGTGGCGCTAGAGATCGTCCATGCCCCTGAGTGGCTATTGGAAGGAACGAAGGTCAGCGTGCCAGTGGCAGAGCCGCTAGTGGCACTCCCGCCTGTGATCGTGACCGCTTCAGCTGCGCCTGTGCCAGCCGAGATATAGACCTGATGCGCCGTATCGGTGCCGTTGATCCCGAGTGGTACGGGCGTCAGGGTGATAGACGCCCCCACTCCTCCTGTCAGCGAACCCCCCGGCTGCTGGGCAGGAAAATTGAAATCGCTCGATACGACGTAAGGCACCGGCCCGAACTCGTAGGTCGGGAACGTGGTCGGGTTGGGCTTGGCCCTGTAGGTCTGAAGCTGAGACGCCGCCGCTACTGCCGTGAACGCCGAGGTGCCGCTCGATACAACCGACCCCGTGAGCGTTGTAGCGCCCGTTCCGCCGTTTGCCACGGTAACCGGCGTCGTGGCTACCGCCGCATACTTCAACCCCGTAGCCTGCGCAGAATCGGCAACCAGGGCCGTTCCGTCTGCTCCCACGCCTAACCGAATATCGTTCGTGCCGTTATTGACGATAATGTCGCCCTTGGTGGTCTGTGGCGACAAGGCGTTGAACGCCAGCGTTTGGGTGATCTGACCAGTACCGCCCGATGCTATCGGGACGGTTCCTAGCGATATCGCGTTGACCGTCCGCGAGAGCGGCGAGTTGAACGTCAGTGGGCTCTCTTTGGCGTTGAAGGTGGTCCAGTCGGCGGAAGCGAGCGCCCCGCGATTCGTGGCTGAGGCCGTAGGCAGGTTGAACAGGTGATCGTCTACCGAGTCCACGATGGCGAAATCGGTTCCGGCAGACCCTACGGTAAGCGTCTGCGCCGATCCCGTAAGTCCATTGATCGACGTGATTCCAAGATTGGCGTTGTCAAACAGTAGGTAGTCGTTCAGCGAAAACGGGCTTGGAACACTCCCCCCGGAGAAGGTCACATCATAGCGTCCATTGGCAGCGTAGAAGAACCAGTAGCCCGTAGTATCAGCCGTGAAGGGGTTCGCCTTAGGGGTCGAGCTATTGTCCGAGAATATCGTGCTCAGGTTGACGGTGCCAGAATCGAACACGCTCACCGTGGCAGAGACATAGCTGGCCTGTACCTTGGTCGTGCTGTTCACGCCGCTGGTGACGACGACGTGACCGCCCTGCTCGACGTACCCCTGGAGCTTTTCCATTAGTGCTTAGATGCTACTGACTTAGCGGCCTTGGCGAATCCGGCCTTCTTTGCCATCTTCCCGCCTGCCGCCAGCCCTTTCTTGATCTTCTTGCTGGTTGCTTTCCCGAACGAGCCAACCGTTCCCTTGGCCTTCATCTTGGCCGCAGCATGTTCCATCCACAACGGATCATTTGCCATATCACGCTCCTACCGGTTCTAGTTTCCTCGGCCTGCGCGAATCCTCAAGAGTCGCGCGATCTTTGAGCACGTTGAAGTTACGGGCGTTAGCCCTGAGGCGGTTGTTGTAGAGCATCGCGCCTCGCATGAAACCCTGATAGTGCGGCATGGTCGCCATGAACTCGGTGCCCGCCATCTTCCACGCCGCCAGATGTTCGGCATAGCGCAGGATCGAGTCAAGTTCCTCGCGGCCTACCTGGATCAGGTCACTATCGGCCACAGGCACCGGGGCAGAACGCACCACATCGGCGCTGACGCCGTATACCCCGTCAGGGATGCCGCCGCTCGATCCGTCACCAGCCAGTACAAGCAGGTTCAGCCCGGCCAGAGCGCCCACTGTAGGCGTGCCGGTGGTATTGCGCCAGTTATACGAGCCCGAGTCCAACTCCTGCAAAGAGCACACATAGAGCGGTACGTCGTTCAACTGCAACTGTATGATAGAAGTGTAGATATTAGCAAGCTGGATGCCTTCCTGCCAGCGCTGCAAGCAGTACTGCGCCCTATCCTGATCGCGGGCTTGCCCGTCCGCACCTAGCAGGTCGGCTAGAACGCCGAACTTCACCACCCACACGAAGTCGTCGGGGATGAACAGGAGCGTGCCATTAGGAGACGAAGGGTCCAGATCCCCCGGATCTTCGACCGTGACCATATCGAGCGTGCCGTTAATATTAGGCGGCGGTTCCAACTGAAGCGTCACGGGAGGCGAAGCAGCGATGCTATAAGCCTGCGGCGTTGCGGGTGTCTGCGGCCACGTCATGGCCGTATTTGCCCCCATCGACCACTCGTCCTGCCGCCAAAGCGTCACCCAATCCGCGCCCCCAACAGGCTGAAAAGCAGCACGCCTTACGTCAATCACGGTGTCATCGAGCGGAAAGCGACCGAAAGGGAGGGGAGCGATGCCGGAGGTAGGATGGTTGAGCACCGCTCCCGTCTCGACCATAAACTGATTCCGCCTGCGCTGCATCGCATTGGTGATCTGGTCGAAGGAAAACTGATCGCTGCCGGTCCAGGAGGTGCCCGTAGCGGGCTCCAGCAGTTGGTACTGAATCTCGGTCATCAACTGCGTATCGGTGACGGTGTAAGCGAGGAGCGCAGGAAACTCGTTCTGGAGGAGGTAGAACGGTTGATTCGCGCTCGTATTGAAGACGCCTCTTTCCCGCCAATACATGGAGGCTGCACCCCATGTACGAAGAGATTCCTGGATGTATATACCGATCTCGGCATCCTGGTAATAGACCTCACCCGTATCGCCTAGCATCTCGGATAGCTGGGTCTTGGCTTGCGCGAAATTGAGGTAACTATAAGCCATTTATTGCCATGCAGTTGCGTAACAGGTTGCTGGTGCCGACGTAAGCGTCGGGCATGTAGTCGTGCCCGTAATTTGGAGCGATTTTGGAAATGACATAGGAACCGCAGTTGGCAGAACCACTCCAACTAGGGTCCCGGCAGCATCGGCAACGGCCAAAGAGATACCCCCGGAGGTCTTTCCGCTCAGGACCGCTGCACCGCTATGCGACGTATCGCTGACCGCAAGTCCCGTTGTCGCTGTGAACTGGCCCGTATAGGGACTAATCGGCAGAGACGATACCGCCGTAACTTGCCCTGCTGCGTTGATCGTGAGTTGCAGAGTGTGCGAGGCGTCCCCGTAAACGCCAGCGGTAACTACAGGCGTAATCACGGTCGTTAGCCCGCCCGAGGTCGTAACTGCTCCAGTGAGATTAACGGCCTTGATAACCGCTGCGCCGTTTCCACCGATCAGTTGGTTATTGTTGAGCGTGCCGGAACTGGTTACGTTTCCGCCACCGCCGCCTCCAGTCCCGCTGACCAAGCCCCATACGTTGGTGGTCGAGGCGCAGCCGTAGAGTTTGAATGCGTCCGCCCCGCCCGTCACGTAGCGCAGAGGCATGGTGATATTGCAGGACCCGAATGGTGCCGATGTGACGAAGATCAGGCGTTGCGGTCCCTGCGCAAGCACCGGATCAGGGCTACGCAGGGACACTTCGACACAGAGCACCGTCAGCAGCGCGATAATCGCCCACTCGAAGCGGAAGCGCATCTAGGTGATGCTATTGTCTTTGCGGATCACGGCATCAACGATAGGTGAGCCTGCCGCGATTGCCACGTCCTCAGTCGGCCACGCTTCTAGCGTTTTCTCGGTCACGCCCGCTCCGTAATCCGAACGCTTGGGGAAATTGGGGTCGCCGTTAAACTCGCCCGAGGGCTTCGGATTGGTCGGCCCGCTTGCGTAATCCATCGGACTGGTAACGAAATCACCTTTTGCCATTGTGTTCTCCTTCTAAAAGAATGCCAGTGAGTGGCTTTGAATCCAATTTGCGTCCCCGAACGGAACGGCCATGCCAGCAGGGACGCCGTACTGCTGCATCAAGTCTTGCATATCGGTTTCGTCGTCCTGCCGCTCGGCTTCGGTAATCAGGAATTGCGCCTGCGCATCGTGGCGGCGGGCGGTAGCGACATTTGAGTAAGCGTTGGGCTTGTCTCGCGTTCCTGGATAGGAAGCGGCTTCAGCCAAAGACATCTCTAGCAGCATATCGCCGCGAATAAAGCGCGGCAGGATTGCCCCCGGATCGCTAATATCGGTAGCCCGCGCCTCATAGAGATACGGGAACGTGCGGCTGGTAGAATGCGGCCATAACTCCAAGCGCGGCACTCCCGGCGTCGTCGGCGTGGTCCCGATGAAGTACTGGCTGGTGTCACGATAAGACACCATGTAAGCGTTCCCGGTCTGCGCTCTTTGGGCGTCCCAGCTATTTAGCTGTTCTTGCTTGACGTTGAGATTGAGATTCCAGTTCATGGCTGGGTCCCACAGGGTCAGCATCGAATGGTAATCGGTTGGCGTGGGAAAGAAGCACTGGTAGATCCGGTACACCGTGTTGGTTGCCGTTGCCCCGCCAAAAGGCGAGGAAAGTTCCAAATGCGTATCGTCGGTAACCTGGATGATGGTATAGATCGGCGCGGTAATGCCGATACGGAACTGCTGGTAGAGCAGCGTGGGGGACGCGGAAAGCCACGCTGTATTGACCCCCGTTACGGTGGTCGAGCCTTGGGTAACGCTAACGGTTCCCGTCACGTAGGGGGCGGGAGAGATGAACTGGCTGAACTTGATAAGCCACGACCAGCGCCGCCTCTCCGCGACCCTACGGAACGAGTTTCTTACGAAGTCCTGTGCAATGAACGGACCTACATCCGGGGCTCGGAGCAGAACCCTGTTCCAGATGTCCGGGTAGGTATCCAGAGACACACGACTTCTCCCTTCTTAGTAGCCCAGCACCCGTACCTCGGCGGCGGTAACCGCTCCGGTCGTGGTGAAGGTAATGGTGGACGTGGGGGCGGCTCCGGGAGACGCCTTGGTGATCGCCACATCGTTGAACGAGATCGCCTTGATCGAACCGAGGTTCGTTACCAGAGTGTCTCCTGAGGTGGCGATAGTGACGTTGTACACGTAGTCCCTGAGCGAGCCAGAGACGTTGTAGACGGGATTGCCGTTGACTGTGACTGCGGCCATTAGCCCTCCTTAAACTGCGCTCGGGATATCGATATCCGCCGTGACGTTTCCGCCCGCCGTGGCGACGGTAACGGTCCCGATGGGTCGATACGTGAAGTTGGACCCGGCGGCAATGCTGGTCGTATCCGCCGCCGTCCCGCTGTTGGCAATGAGAATATCGAGCGGAGAGCCCGAAGTTCCCTTGACCGCAACGCTATTAGCCTTCTGCAAGACGTAGCAGTAGTTGCCAGCAGTAACCGCGTTTCGGAAGATTCCAGCCACGCCGTTGCGGCCGTCCGCAGCAAGACGCAGATCGTTGGTGACGATGTACTGTCCAACTGCGCCAATCTTCCAGAACGCGAGTTGCGCCGCCGCCACAACGCCGACCGTATTGGCCGCTGTTGCGCCGGAATCGCACTGCACGAACTGGTATCTGCCCTGCACATGCGGCAGGACATGACCGGGCTGTGCGTCGAAGTAAGTAGTGGAGACGTTGACCGTATCCGGATTGCCGGTGACGATGTACTGGGTTTGGACTTGATTTGATCTGATAGGCATTGTCTTGTCCTCCCCTAGCTCTTAATCGCGTATAGCTGCGTGTGATAACGCGGCTCGCCGGTTACTGCTCCAACCATCAACACCTGGCAGGCAACCTTCGTGTTGCCCTGAGCAGGCTTGAACCCGGTGGTCCCGAGGCCGAACTCAGAATTGGTGCTGAGGTAGTAGAGCAGATAGGGCTTATTGGCGTTCAGCCACCACAGCGTTTCGAGGTTGGTTCCCGCTGACGGATATCCGCCCGAGGGGGCAGGATAGGCAGTCAGCACGCCGCCTGAAAGCTGCTTGATGAACTGGACGGCCACCGTATCGGCGGTTCCCGAAGAACCGAACAGGTACGCTCCAGGAACGTAACGCGACCAGACCACGCTGGCATTATTGAACTTCAGCGCGTTGAACCCGATCTTCGGGTCCTGCGTGTCGTTAAACCGCTGCTGGGTCTGAAATTTGTTCTTGATGAGCGAGTAGCCGATCTGCGTGGTTACGCCGTAATTGGGCTGGATCTCCGGCCCATATGCCGCCGCCATGTAAGTCGATTCAAGCGTCGGAAGTTCGATAGACCCGTTGACGTTGGTAGGCACCGAGTTTAGCGCCGGAGTGACCGCCGCCCGCGAGATGCCGCCGTAGTTGGCGTAGGTATTGCCATCCCAGGATGCGGTCGAATTGTCGTTCAGCATTTCCGGCAACCCGTTAAAGTTGCTGGTGTAGTTGGCGTTGATCCCATTAAGGTACAAGCCAATTTCCATGAACGCGCCCATCGCGGCGTAGGCATTCTCGGTACGCGACTTCAGCAGGCTAAAGATTTGAGCAGGGCCGGTGTTAAAGACCTGGATCTCTTCCTTCAGCAGCGTGATGTTCGCGTAAAACTCTTTCGGAATGAACTGCTTCTGTTGTTCGACCTGAGGCTCGGTAATGTCGAGTTCAGCGCCGTAAGGGGTAGGACCGCCAGGAAGCACCCCGTACCAGAAGTTATCGGCTATGATGCGCCCACCGTCGAATGCCTCTTTGCAGGACTTTTGCAGGATTCGCATTCCTGTGCCCTGTTGAAAGACATCATCGACCAGCTTGGGCGTATCACGGACGAAACGTCTGGTAGAGGCGGTTAACTGGTTAAGTAAACCGTCCGTGTTTAGCATTCAGACATAGTCTCCGTTGTGCCCGCGTCCGAATGGCTACGGTTACGGGGTTTAGCTAGCGGCTCCGGCCTTGGCCCACTCCTCCATGAAGCCCTGGCGCGCCAGTTCCTCCTGCTGTTCAGCAGGCATCTTGGCTTTGTCGTGCCGCGCCGGGTCCCATGCGGGAGAGAGTTCCTTGGGTCCGTTGTCTACCGGAATGTGGTGGGTCGAAAGGATCTTTTCGCGTTCTTCCTTCCGTGCCCGCTCGATAGCTTCCTTGAAGCGGGTTTCGGAAGCCGCCGTTTCCTTGGGCTCAATGAAGAGTTTGTAGGCTCCTCGAAGAGAAAGGTTCGGATCGGTCTTTCGTTGCTCCGCTAGAAACTGGTCAAGTTCCTCAACCGGCAGATTTTCGCCGTATCGCTTGAAATAGTCACCGGACAGCGAGACTGCATCCTTGACCAGCGACGTTACGCCGCCCGCCAATCGTTGATCGCGCTCATCCAGAAGTTGTTTTATCGCATCGGGTGTCAAGGCGTTCGCTCCATTCGGTGCCCCATTGTTGCCGTTCGCTGCTCCGTTCGCGCCATCGAGTGGACCGACTGTCTGCACGTACCTGTTGTAGTCGTCCCAGATTTTCTTGGCCTGTTCGATGGTTTTGCCGTGTTCGGTAGCCCACGTAGACAATTCCTGGTACTTCCTGGCGTACTCCTCTTCGGTCTTCTTTTTCTCTGCCGCCAACGCCTTCTTGTTGTTGGAGTAGTCGGCATTGAGCATGAAGCCCTTGGACACTTCCTCGCCAAAGTCCTCATTCTCCAAAGCTGCCGCAATGGCGTCCTGCTGTTCTTTAGACAGGCTGCCTGCTAGCTTCTTGAAATGGGCTTTTGCTTCGTCCTTCGTCATCGTCTGTCTCCTCGCTAACTGTCGGGTCGCCTACCGCGTTGCGCGCGGTGTCGGGTCGCCTAGTTGCGCGTCTACATACCTGGTTGCCCCGGAGGTGGACCACCCGGACCTGGAGGCATGGGCATCCCCTGAGGGGGTGCCATGCCTGGACCCGGAGCGGGACCTGATCCCGGAGGTGGTGCGCCTCCCTGCGGAGACGCGGTTGCGGCCAACGCCTGCCCGAAGGCTTGATTGGTCGCGTTCAAGATCGTGGCCCATACGTCGGCCTGCTGCGGATTAAGGTTCGAGGCCTTCTGGATGATGGTCTGCATCTGAGCCGAGAGGCCCATCAGTTGCATCATGGGCGAACCCGCATCCTTGCCCAGCCCCAGCCCGGTCTGATCCGTGGCGCTCTGGTCCATCCAGGAGGACGGAGCCTTGCGCTTGGCCTCAGACGGAAGCGGCGGGGGACCGTCGAGACGGGCATTGCCGCCGCGCTGGTCCATGGGGCTATTGGCAGTAGCCATTACTTCATCGAGATTTTCTTGGCGGGACCGGCGACGATTTTACCGCCGCCCATGCTCATTTTCTTCGGCTTTTTGCCCATTTTCGCCATGTCAGTAGCTCCCTAGTGATTTTGGTTTGGGAATGGATGCGCCAGCCTTGCGAGCCTTGTTGAGGAGAATCGCTACGGTTTGCTTGCGAGCGCGGGCGGGACCAAACTTGCGGCGCGTGGAGGCAACAATGGCGGGCGGGTTCTCTTTGAGTTCCTTCCCCGTTGATTCCAGGATGCTATCGGTTTCGTCCTTCATCCGTTGGATTAGATTGTGCAACGGATCTCCTTGATAAGTCAAGGAGTAGCTTCTTTAGATGGCGAACCCTTACCAGAATCCGCTTCCAATTGCGCAGAAACCAGCTATCGGGCGGCCCAGGATGGTCGATGATTAACTGCGGATCTCCGATCACGGGATCGCAGTCCGATACCTGCATTCTCATGGGACTAAATAGCTCGCATCGACGCCATCGCCAGCGTTATCCGCGTCAATCGAGTACGCGGCTGGGTTCATGGCGGCGGTCGCATTGGGGATCGTGGCCGAAAACGAGGGAATACTATTGGTTCCTGGTACTGCAAGCGTAGCAACGCGCTTGGCTGTGCCGGTCGCATCGAGCACGTAGATGTACACGCGACCCGTATTGGTATGGGTGGCGTTAGAGAGCGCCTGAAGCAGGATCGACTGCGCGCCAATGTACGCCGTAGAGACGACGTTGGTGAGTATGCCTACCCGCGTACCGGGACTGGTCACCGTAATAACGCCTAATCCTGTCTGCACTATGTTCCCCCTGCGCGCGTATCAATCGAATCAATCCAGCCGCCGAAGATCGTACCCACAAAAACCTTATCGTAGAACACCGACACTACCGGAGGCGGCGTAACTGCTCCATCGTAGTACTTTGGCTCCTCCACAACAAAGCGCAATCTTTGAGGGGCCGCAAACCAACCCTGATCGGGCTGGCTGGGCTCAAATACGTAAGTCTGCTGGTCGGTAGCCCCCGATAACTGCCGGAAAGCGTCCACAATGAAGCGGTTTCGCTGGGCTTCCGAATAACGCGAGAGTTCCGGCTGGCTGACCGGAGGAATGGGGAAGGTAGGCTGGCTTTGGGTGACGTTATCGAGCGCGGCGCTCTTGGGCATCTGCACCATGCGATATCCGGGTCGCCCAACCTGCGTGAACGACCGGAAAAACATCTGCCCTGTGGCTGCAACAACCGCGTTTTCAAGGCGTTTGGTAACGTCGACGATAAAGCGATTGCGCTGCGTCTCAGAGAACCTGGATAGTTCCGGCTGGTTCGGCTGAAATACGAACGTGGGTTGCGTGGTCGCTCCCTCGAACTGAGGAAACGGACCAAAACGCGGATAACGGTTAGGATCTGGCAGATTCCAGCGCCGTGCCTCCGGTTGCTGCAACGGGTAGATAAACCAGTCCTGTACGGTCGCCCCATCAAATCTCTTCTGCGCATCGACCAAATAGCGATTACGGTTCAAAAACGCCGTAACCTGCGCCGGATCTGGCTGTCCCTGCGGAAATATGTATGTTTGCTGCTGCGTAGCCCCATCGAAGCGCTTGGGAGCATCGACAATGTAGCGCTCGTAGTTGATGAATGGGATGATCCTGGCAGGTTCCGGCTGGCTCAGGGGGAAGATGTATGTCTGCTGGCGAGTAGCGCCCTCGAATTGCTGATCTGGACCAATCCAAATCTGGGCGCGATTGATATCCGTCCGGTTCCACCATGCCTGTTCAGGCTGGCTGACGCCTGGAATTGGAGAAGTCTGCGGAGTGGCAACGGTAGAACTGATAATCGCCGCCATATTCGCAGGGCGAACCATGCGAACGCCGGGGCGTCCGACTTGGGTAAACGAACGGAAAACGGTTGAGTTGGGAGTAGACGATTCTAGGAGAATGTCTCCTAGTCCGTTCTCCAACAGAAATAAGCTAGTGCTGTCTTCCTGTAGGAGAAAGTCTACGGACACGGCCTAGATATTCCAGGCTTCTCCAGTGGCGAACTGGATGGTAATTACATCGAGCGAGCCCGTAGTGATACAGACCCCCAGGAACAGGTTCGCTACGGTAACATCGAACGTACCGGAAACCGTGTTCACCGCGACGTAGGGGATAGTGGCATGCCCTGTAGCTGACAAATTGTGGCCCATGGTGAACTCACCGACCATAACTCCAGAAGCAGACAGTGGACCGCGCACAATCGCCGTCACTTCGCACCATGCTTCGTCAATTACGCCCGTACCAGCAGGCTTAGTGAAGGAAAGCCGCGCTGTATCGGCGGTGGTCCCAGCCGTTCCTACAGCCACGTCAATCGTGCTGGCAGAGGTTCCGGCTCCCGTTTTGGTCATATTCCAGCGCCACCGGAACATGGAGCCAACCTGAAGTTTTCCGGCCCCTACCGCTAACTTAGTTCCGGTTATGTAGGTCCTGGTCGTAGCGGCTGGAGTCTGCGCGGCAGTAGATCCGCTATTGGTGATCTGCTCGCTCAGGATTGTGCCTGTGTCTATCTTGGCGTTCAGCGTCTTGGTGACGTTATCGACGTAGACGGCGGAGACGCCCGAGGCGGGGGTAGAAATCGAGGTGCTGGCGATGTTGGTTAGGTCCAGTTCTGCCATGTTCTGTCCGATTAAGGCACCATCAAAGCCGCAACTCCCCGCGTAAACACGTTTGCCGGATCAGCCGTATCAAACTGAATTGTAACGCTTACCGTGTTGTCGATTGTAAAATCTTGCGCACCGACCGCCGCAGGGTGAATCCGGCCTCCCGCTGTAGAAAAAATCTCGGCTGAGTTCTGTAGGAAGAACCCGCCCAAAGCGGAAACCCCAGAAGGCAGCATCCAGCAGTTGATATTTGAGATCCACCCCGAGGACGAGATTCCGGCGTTTAGGGCTTCTGAGAACACCGTTTCAGTGGTTGACCCCATATGCACGCGCATGGTCATATTCCCCGGAGAAGAACCTAGCGACGACATGGTTCCGGCCATCAGGAGTTGGTAAAGCGTCGCTGAGTTGATTGAATTGGCGGGGACGGTCACAGAGTAGATGGTTCTCTCCGTGCTGTCATTGGAGACGACGATAGCGTTGGTTTGGACATCAGCAATGTCGTGCATATCATAGAACCCTGAAATGACCGCCTGATCCGATGGTAAGTTTTGTTCCAGAAGCTATCGTGTACTGCCGATTGCAAATTTCTGAGTAGTTGGGAGACACCGTATGGCTTCCCGCTGGATTCGTCAGCATGGCGCAGGCCTGACTAACCTGGACTTTCTTGTTGGACACCCCAGGACTGTCAACGATCACCACTAAATCGGTGGGCTGCGGAGTGGTGTCGGCGGTTAGGTCGCTAATCCGTAGGTTTGCCATGTTAGGTAGTCATCATGAAATCAGGATAGTACACCACCACGGGCGGCATATCTACAGTTGTATCGGGAGGCGCTACGTTAGCCGAAAGCCAATACCTGGGACGTGGAGACTGCGGCTGCATGAAACTGTACGGGTAGGTATGGAACTGGAGAACATCCGAAGATGTCAATGTACGGCTATGCAAAACCACAAAATCGATCTGTCCGCTGAAGAAAAAGGTTTCCTCTTTGCCTATTTGCAAAGGGGTCGTAACGCCATTGAACGGGCCTAAGGCCACGGACCCTATAAATACCCCGTCAACATATAGCTTCTCAACATTCGGAGATCCAACAGCACACGTAAAGGTGATAATGTGCCATTTGCCATCGTTAACGGCAATGGAGGTTCCACCAGCCCCTCCGTACCATCCAGCGAAGTAGGCATCTATCTGCCCTGCCGGAGTTGTAGCGGCCATGCCCACAGCAAATCCGTTAAAACTTGGGTCGAAGTTAGTGACTATCCCCATCCGCGATGAGGATGTACATTTTATCCTTAGGGTTACGCTAAAGTTTATAACCGCACTGCTCAAGAATGGAGGGTTTCCGCGCTGGACGTAAGTCGCCCCATCAAAGTTGGCGGATTCCTGCCATTGCAGGGCTCCTGCGCCCGTAGTCGCTACCTGCGTGTCGGCCAGATCAAAACAGGCAGATCCGCCCTCGTTGAACAGAAAGGCTGATATGATCCCCTGCGATAAGGGGTGGCTTCGATTGATCTGACTACCGGATATGGGCTTCCTGGTCCATATTTTAGGCCCAGCGATGATACTCATTGGGCTAAACTATGGTCGCCTGTAGAGGCTTATACCATGCGGCATTGTTTGCCCCCGTCGCAGAGAAGGCTGCTCCGGTATCGTTAAACACAACCAGAGTCCAGTGATCTGGCATGTTCCCGCCGAATGCCTGTGCCACCGAATACGGCCCGAACGCCATAATCACAGAACTTGTCGGACACGGGAGCACTCCGATTAAATTTAGACCAGTTGGATCTGCCCGCGTGAACCCTGCGTCTGTCGCTCCGATAGTGTTCGCGCCGTTGTCTCCTGAGTAGGTAGTTCCCCCATCCACCGATCCAGCCACGTAAAGAAGAACCTGCTTATTTCCACTTACCGTACCAGTTTCAATCTGTCCCTGCACTAAAACGTCGAGCGCCAGATCAGCCGTGTTGTCTACTACGGTCGCCTGTCGGCCCACTGTGGCGCTTGCAGATAGCGAGGCCAGCGTAATCGTCAGGTTCGTCTTACTTCCGTAACTAGGCTTGACTAGGCTTGCCATTTACCCTACCGTGTTGAGCGTCCAAGTCGCTCCATCCCAGAATGTGCCGTAGTGGTCCCAGGAATTGGATCCCTGACCGTTCAGAAACGTCTGCGCCTGAGTAAACCGCGCAACCAGAGCGGCTTCAATCTGCGCTAGGTTCATACCGATCACATTGATTGTCTCGACCACCTCAAGAATCGATCCGTTTTGGATCGCTGTAAGTTCCCCCGCCGTAGCCGCGTTTGGGCCTTTCGATACCGCGCTGGTGGCTGATGCGTTGGCATAGAACGCCTGCCTAGCGGAAGGGACCGAGAGCCACATCGCGTAGCGGTAAATCAAGGGTTCGCTCGCCCCGCGATTAGGCGTAACGTCTTCGAGCATAATGATTTGGCGTGCCATGCTGTTATGGATTCCTTCGGGGCTTGACGGCGTGCTGGAGTGCCCCGTTCCCCCCTATTCGCGACGGTCGCCGCTGCGCCCCAGTCAATTTGACTCCATTTCCGCCATTTAAGGCTTTGCTGAATTTGACTACATTCCAGACACTTTGATCTGGAAACTCACCGATGTCTTGCCCTCCGGCACCGTGACCGGCGAGGTGGTCACGAGCACGGCAGGAGTAGAGTTCGTTACGATCACTGTGCCGCCCTTGGGCGCTGCTTTGCTGAGAGTGACCGTGCAAGTGGCCGTGGCCCCTATCACCAAATTGGCAGGGCAGGTCACGCTCTGAATTTTTGGCACAGACTTATCGGGCGGCGCAAACAGCAAAACCAAAAAGAGCGTCGCGCTGGTCATATTTTCAGTTTCTCCGCGATTCTGCCGTTCCATTCATCAAACGGTATGCACGACCGTACCTTGCTGGTACGTGCCAGCCACGCCGAGCAAAGTTCGATCTGCTCCTGCTGGCATTCTGGTCGCGCGCACATGAAGCCGTCGCACTTGAGGCAATAGCCGCGCTGGATTCCAGAGCCAGGATGATACTCCCAGGTGTATTGACAGTGGACGCACTGCCGGGACTCGCCTTCGATCTTGTGTCCGTTGCCATCGGCGGTAACGAAGTATCCGTTAGGTTTGTGGCCGTGAATCATCGTGCTTGGCTTTGAGCGTCGGACAATCGAAGCAGCAGTAATCGGGCTTGCCATTCTCGCGACTCGGGCTCCCGCATAGAGGTGCCGTGAATTGCTCGGTGTGGCGGATCAGATCAAGACGGTCGTGCGCGGCGCAGCAGGGGTCCATCACGCCACCATCTTTTCTTTTTCTGGTATATCAAAGAGTCTGCGCCGAAGCATTTCCGCGTAGGCTATCCCGTGAAGCAACTCAGGGGTGGCTCCATGCTTATCGCCCAACTCCTTGAATAGTTTGTCGTTGGCGTCTTGAAATTCCTGGATAGTGATTGTTTCTTTCATGGATCACTCATTGAACCATATCGACCAGTCGTGCTGATCGCTGCCTTGGGCAAACACAGTTGACCATGTTATGCCGTTAGAGAATACCAGCGCCGTAGCGAGTTCGCCTCCAGGGATAGACACCCAGCGATAGCCGCCGCGCATGTGCCAGCCCCAGCGTCCAAGTTCAACGCCGGTCGTAGCTGCCACGGTTGACGTATTCTTGAAGACCGACGTAGCCGTGGCCGTGGGCGTATCTATAGCCGAGGGTGTGATCGCGTTGGTGAAGGTGCCGGTCGAGGACGTTCTGAGCGCCGCCACGGTGTAGATATTATCGGCGGAATTAGCGTGCGGCCCTGCTGACCATTCGTACACCTTGGCGCTCACCATCGTGGACGCCGCAGGGTTGTATAGGTGGACGTTTTGGGCGGTCGCCGCTGTTGTGTTCATGCCGGGGCCGATGCCTGAAGCTACGTATCTCATCAAAAATCTCCTTTAGCTCGTCTTGATCGTGGAGCGCGTACCGCCGCTTTTTTGCTGCAATTTAGGCAAAGACTGCCACGAAGGAGGCCGTCCCTCCATCCCGCCGGCTGCCTGCTGTTCGGCCAATCCCTGCGCCCCTGCCTGCATCATCGCCATCTGGGCTTGCTCTTCCTGCAAGCGCGACAAAATCTGCGGCACGTTGGGGATTCCCAGAACGTCGAGCAAGGTTTGCTTATCGATCATGCCGCGTGAGGCCAGCTGCAGGTACATGAGTTTCCGCTCGATCTCGCTTGAAGCGAGCAGCGACCCTGGAGCCACATGGAACGTGAACTGGTCCATGAATATCTTGGCTCGGTCCATCCTGGGTAGCGGCCCGCGCGCCATTGCCTCGGCGGTCAACATCCCGCGCGAGTTGTAGTCTCCAGGACTCACATAATCGGGGATAAACGTGCCTGGATCGTAGTCCATATCTTCCTGAGTGATGCCGTCCGCGCCGAACATCTGGTAGCGCATCGAAGCGGTGTCAAACTGAGCAAAATTGAACGCCAGCATCTTAGCGAACTCGCGGATGAAGGCTTCCATCGCGCGCGATCTGCCACGAACCGAAGGAGACATGGATTCGGTGAGCTTTTCGATGGTATCGGCACCGGGAAGCTGATTTAGCCGCATCAGTTGCGACATATCCCTTACACCAGAGATCGTGTCCATCTCGTCGCGCAGGATTTCGATGATTTTGAACGCCAGATCGAACCCGGCAGCGCTCGGATACTGCACCTGAACGCCTTTGCCGATCATATTCGACAGGAATTTCTGCCCTGCGGCGCGGGTGTTGAGCGTATTGAGAGCGGCGCGGGAAATCGAGTTCTTATCCGCGATCAGATCGGGCTGAACATACTTATTGAGCAGGTCATTGAGCGCCCGGAGCGACTCGTCGTACATGCGCTGAAGCGGCAGCAGGTCCCAAATGGGCGCTTTACCGAGCCAAGACCAGGGCCACGGGTCTAAACTGAATTTCGACAGCGGATACATGCCGTGCCAGTAGATCGAGGTCGAATTGTAGAGGATCGCAGTCTTGGTGAACTGGATCATGCGCTTGTTGGGGTAAAGCGGCTGTCCCGGCTTGACGATATAGGACCAGTTATTGAGCGGTTTGCCCTCTTTGTCGAACTGCCCGATCATGACCGGCGAGGAGGTATCGTTCCGGCGCTCGTCGCGCACGTACATGGTGTACAAATCGACCACTGGCATGCGCGGCATAGTCCGCTTGGGCGCATCGCCCCACAAAGCCTGCTGAAACGGGGTCGAATCGACGCCTAAAGAGCGATAAAGTTCGGCTGTCGGGCCGGAACCGGAGGTTCGGAGCGAGCCATCCCGGTCAGCGACGATCAAATTGGCCTTGTCGGGGTAGAGTTCCTTGACGTAATTGACGCTGCGCTCTCTGCGGATTACGACGCCCTGGGCCGATTGGAGCGATTCATAGCCAGAAGGACGTATGGGGATGACATCGCGGGCATCTTCTGAGGAGCAATCGCTGTCCTGAACAGCGGAATTGTAGGTCAGGTGCGAATAGGAGGTTCCCGCCACGGTCCAGTAGCGCGCCATATCGGAAAAACGCATGTCGATCTGGCGGTCGTAGTACCAGGCCGTCGAGCGCTTGCCCAAAATCTCCACATGCTTGTCGTACTTGTCGTTATCGGTCTTGTACTCCCAGAAAACCTTGGTATCAGTGAGCAGGGCGGCGAGATCGGAGGCGATTTTGGCGGTACGGTTCGACCGGGCGCGGGAGAGTTTGATGAGCGGGTTATTGGTCTGGATGCCCATGATGGCGTCCATGCCCGATTGGATCTCGTCATACCCGGATTGTGCCTTCAGGAACCCTTCGCCTTCAAGTAGCGCATCCTGGCACCAGCCTAAGGTTTTCCTGTCGTCTTCAGATGCGATTGCGGGAATCGGCGGATTATCGGCCATTAGTCTCCAAGAGTCCCGAACTCCAATCCTGTCAGGTCGATAGGCTTAACGTCCTGCAACTTGTCGGCGTTTCCGGTGCCCTTATCGAACCAAGCGATATCGGAGCGCACGTTATCCTGCTTTTCCAGGCGCTCTACGTCCCGGAGCGATGGTAGTTCGACCCGTTCGTAGCCTGCGTTGGCATAGACCGGCTGCATGGGCTGGTCGTTGCGGGGCGGATAGACCACCTTACCCGTAAGGGGATGGCGATACACCACAGCGCGCTCGCTTGGATGAACAGTGCCACCCTGACGGCCATAAGGACGGGAGTGCTCACCATAACTTCCACAGAACGGCCACTGGCCGATGCGTATTTCTTTCCCACATTCAGGGCAGGTCACTGATAACGCTCCAGCAAAACGTCGTAGCTTATTACTTGACGACGCCAACTGTAGCAGTAAATGGAGTCGCCTTCACGGATTGGCGTATTCGCAAGAAGCATAAATTCTACGCCTGTCCATAGCCGTAGGTAACCCAGATCGGGGATATTCTTGCCGAACCAAACCCCAAAGAAGGGAGTTCGTAATTCGAAACTCCATCCGGGCACTGGCTCATCAAAACGGTGCAACCAGGCGTAAAAATACGCTTTGAGGTACAGTTGCACGTAGCTCCGTGCTTGGCTAAATCTTTGATTCCATCTCATCGCATGTTCGCGTAGCGCTCCAGGTGCTCATTAATCAGCGAGGAGAGCCACTTGTCGAAATCCTGGTTGAAGCACCGCGACCGCAGCCGTTCTAGCAACTGCGGCTTGAGCAGGACGTTGGTGTTATTCAGCTTCACGCGCACGTTCTTGCGAACCGCTCCGATTACGTCGCTCGCGTTTGAGACGTTCGCTCCTAGCGCTTCCTCAAGCGCTTGGCGCTCATGGTCCCCGAACCAGATCCCCTTGATGGCGTTGTGGTCGGCGCAATCGGTCAGCCGGTCGCTCATCACCTGATCGATGGTCTTGCGCTCGACTTCGGCAAGCCTGGAATATACGTCGTGATCGGAGGCCGGAATCTCGATGGTGGCCTTGAGCCGGACTTTGGTTTCAGTGGCAGTGACCATATAAGGTACTGGTTGAGATTGTGCCATGGAAACGGTTGAGGTGCAAGACTTTGCAGATTCATCTAGGATTCACTACGTTTAAAAACGCTTGCAATCGCACAAAAACGAACGCACAATGGAGGGCGTGAGCAAGCAACAAGAACTACTCGAAGTAATCTTGCGCGCAGAAGCAGTTATCCTACGACTCGAAGGAGCAATTCTCATGTTCATTGACGACGCGAACACCAAACTGACCGCCCTCAACGCCGCGATTGACGCGATCCCGGGGCGCATTCCCCCGCCCCAACCGCCGCCTGATCCGGCAACTATCGTGCCCGTGGCCGATCAGCAGACTGTGCTCTCTGGAATCGACGCGGCGACCGCCAAGGCTAACGCGATCCTGCCCAGTGCCTAAAGCGAAAAAGCCCCGTAAGCCTAAACTGCCAGCCTGTATCACCGCGCCCACCTACAAGAACGCGGCGGCGATGATGAAGAAGGTCGATCCCGATGTATTGCGGGAAGTGCTGCTCGCCTCAGGCGATATGCGCTTTGAGGCGCTGGCGAACGACCTGGAGCGGGTGCCTTATTCGACCCGCAACAAGTACACCCTGACGGAGCTATGCGGGCAGCGCAAGATCAAGCTGCCCGACGTGGCAAATCTATTCGCGGAGTGGCAACTGGCGCGGGCGAAGCTAGAGCAGATGGAATACGCGCCCGCGATCATGAAGTCGAACGCTATCGCGGCCGTCGGCAGGAATGTTCCGTGCCCGACGTGTTCTAAAGAAGGCTACGAGAGCACGGAGCCGTGCAAGACGTGCCGGGGTCAGGGCTGGGTCAAGAACGCGGGCGATCCGGTGGCGCTCAAGTTCTTTGCCGATAGCGCGGGATTGAGCAGCAAGAGCGGGCCGATGGTCAACGTCAATCTCAACCAGTTCAACGGCGCGGGATCATTCGAGGATCTGATGGCGCGCGCGGAGAGCCGAGG